TGTGGAGGTAGTCGGAGCCGAAGCCCGCGCCCCTTCCGGTCCCATATAGTCCCAATTCCCCAAACTGACCGCCGCGAAAGGCCGATTTTGCCAATTTTTCGGAACTTCGCAGTTCCAGCCAGTCCCCCGCCGTTCCGGCAAAACTGGGTCGCAAAACGGGTCGCACCTTCCAGACCTCGCAAAAAGCCCGGCGCTACTTTTCCGGGGCGCTTTCGTAGGTGTTGAATTTTTCCATTTCCTGAGCTTTCAGCGTATCCACTATTTTGGTATAAGGGCGCATGGCCTTATGATTGGAATGCCCGGTCCAGGACATAACCACGTCCGAAGGAATACCCAGGCGCAGCGCATTAACCACGAAGGTGCGGCGGGCGGCATGCGTAGACAGAACGGACCATTTCGGCACGTTTTCCTCGTACCGTTTGGAGCCGATAAAGAACACGATATGATGCGGGGAATCGAAGCCGCAAAGCCGCCCTATTTCCTTAAGGTGGTCGTTCATTTTTTGATTAGACAGGACCGGCAGCGCCCGCCCTTCCGGGAATTCTATGCCCTTATACTTTTCCAGGATAGCCCGGCTGTACTTATTCAGCTCGATCCGGAGCGGGTCGGCGGTTTTTTGCGTAACCACATACAGGTGGTCCCCCACGATATCCGCCCGGCGGAGCTTTGCAAGGTCGCTATAACGGAGCGACGTGAAGCAGCAGAAGCAGAAGGCATCCCGGACCGGCCCCAGATACGGCGCGTCCTTTTCCGGGAATTCAAAGGAATAGAGCCGCATCAGCTCCTCCCATTCCAAATAAATAATTTCCCGGAGGGATCCGTCCCCGCCCTTGAACTTAGGCCGCCACAATTCGTGGAAGCTTGTAGGGTTGTAGCCTTCCTTTGCCGCCCAGCGTAGGAACTCCCGGAGGAAACCGGCGTATTTTGCCGCCGTAGAATTCCGTATGTTCTTTTTCCGCAGGTATTCCAGGAACCCGGCAAGGTCCGCCTCTTTCAGGTTTTCCAGCCGGGGCATCCGGGAATTATAGGCTTTCAGATGGTTACGGAGGGAGCGGAATTTTTTGTGGGTATCTTCCGTCCATTCATTTGTAACTGACACGGTACGCACAAACAGGTCCCAGACCTTGAAGAAAGGAAGATCCAGCGGACCCTGGGCGGAAGCTTGCGCCGCGCCCGCCGTTTCCAGGCCCAGAAGGGCGGCAAATTCCGCCTTTAGTTCAGTTTCCGAGGGATAACGCCCCTCAAGAAATTCGTACTTATTAAAGGCCTTTTCCACGGCATTAAGGCCGTCCTGTATTTTCCCGTTCAGATAGCCGGAGCCCTGGCCCCGGGAGACAGCACCGTCCAGGACGCGCCGCGCTTCCGGGCTCCAGTATTCAGGAAGGACGGAGACCCCCGGAAAGAGGTCGGCGCGCTTTCCGTTCCAGCTGACGCGGAATCGGACCGGCGAAGGATCCCCCGCCCCGGCTTTGCGAATATGTAGGTCAACACGGACGGAATGGCGCATGGCGTTCTATTTTCGTAGCATTTTCCCGCGCCCGGCGAGCAGCCACCCGGGGGAAACGCGGTATTTCGTAACCAGGTAATAAAGGGCTTCCGTCTCTACGTAGGTATACCTGCAGGCGGCATCCGCAACCGGCGAAACGCCGTACTTTGCGCGAAGTTCCCTGTAACGGGGCGCAGACAGGCCAGAATCGGCGCAGAAGCCGGAAAGGGAGCGCAGTCGCCCCAATAGTTCAAGCTCTGCCACGGCTTCAAAAAAGCGCCTGTTTACGCCTTCCTGAATGGGGGTAATTTCCTTGCTTAACATAGGCCCGCCGCTTTTTGGAATTCCCGGAAGCTTTCAGCAGGCACGGATGCCACGGGCCGCCCTTCCAGGAAAGCAGCCTCCAGGGCGGAGAACATCGCCCCGGGGATATAGGGGAAAAGCGCCTGGGCGAAGTAGTAATCTTTTACCGGTATTTCGATACGTTCCATCTTTGCAAGTTATTTTTTCCGAATTTTCGATTTGTGGCACTTTTGCGCGAAAGTGGTATAATTCCCTATCTGGGTCCGTTTGCGCCCAAAATAGGGCCGTTTCTGCGCGTTTCGGCGTATTACACTAAAACGCGCCTATTTTTTGCGAAAGTCGTGGGCGTAGCCTTTCGTGGAAAGGGACCAGAGGAACCGCCCGGCGTCCTTAAATTCAAGCGGGCCGCCCTTGAAAAGCTTTTCCGTTTTCTTTTCGTAGAGGTACAGCGCATCGGCGTCCGGCGTTACGTAAAAATAGCACGGCGTAGCCACCGGGTCCCCGTAGGAACAATCGACATAAACGACCTCACCGCAAGCAACGAAGGAAAGCATTTTTTCGCGGATATAGTCGGAAGTATAAAATTCCTTTTCCGCCTGGTAAAGGGCCCCGAATTCCAGCCGGTCCGGATCAGGGAGCAAATAGGCGCTTTCCGCTTCCGAAAGGTTGGAATAAGTATGGTCCAGCCAAACGCCGGTAAAAGCGGCTAAAGCCTTTTTCTGGTATTCAGTAAAGGCCCCGACTTCCGGGGTGGCTTTCCCACAGGAGACCAGGAGCGCCAGGGCGGCGAAGATATAAGCAATTTTTCTCATGTGCGTGTCTATTATAGGTGTTCAATTTGGGAGCCGGGAGCTGCCGCCGTTCCAGACGGAGCAAAAGAAGCGGAAGGGGCATCCGGGCGAATTTCCTTTTTCCTTTCGTTAAGGGCATCTTCCAGGAGCGAGATCACGCGGTCCACCTGGCGGTCCTTCCTTTCCAGGGATGCCGCCTGCTGCTTTATTACGTTCCAGGCTTCCGCCGGGATTGAGACAAAGCCTGCAGGATCCGCTGCCGGAGCTTCGACGGGCGCAGCTTCCGCCACCTGTTCAGGAACCTGGGAGCCTTTCAGCATTTCCCCCTCCCCCGTTTGGAGCCAAGCCGTATTTAATTCCGGGAACGTTTCGGAAATTTGCTCTAAAGCCTTGTACCCTATTCCCCGGCGCATGCTTGAAATATAGCCGTTCGACAGCCCGCACCGGGCCTCGAACTTGTAAACCGGAAGCCCGGTATACTTTACGAAGGCTTTTAACCGTTCTTTTTGTCCTTCAATATCAGCCACTTAGAAAATAGTTCAAAATTTTTCGTAAAAAAGTTCTAAAAAATTTGCGTGTTTCGGAACTTTGTCCTAAATTTGCAGTAGGTAATTAAACCGCTTACAAAGGTAAGCAAAAAACTGACACCGCGAAAATATAACGAATAGCAAAAAATACCTACGATGAAAAAGAGCAGTAAATACATTAACGCAAACTACCGTATAAAAGTTTACGGCGTATTAGAGAACGGCGAAAAGGTAAACAAGCTGGTGGGCGTTTCCGGTATTATAGCAATTATCGGCGTAGACTTCCTTAACAAGTTCTTAGAGCGCGCCGAAACTTCCATGCAGGACAGCACCACCTGCAAGCTCCGTCGGGGTATTAAGGTAACGTTCTACGCAAAATAAGCAGAGCCATGAGAGGAATCCCGAAGCCCGTATTTGAGCAGATAGTCAAGGCTGGCGTTTACCATGTTCTGGACGGCGCGAACCTTACGCTGACCGTAGCCAGCCTTTCCAGGACAAACGGACTGGACCCGAAGCAGGCCCTCCGCCTGAAAGAAAGCATTATAAAGGAACTGAGATAACCAAACGAATAGCAATATGGAATATTTGAACAAAATCGAAGCAGCGGGCGTCGTAGGGCGTATAAACGTAACCACCGTAAACGGCGTTACGCTTGCAAGCTTTTCCCTTTATACGGAATACGCACAGAGGGACCGGAACGGGGCTGTTACCGTTACTTCTACCTGGTTCCAGGTGCGAGCACAGGAAAGCCAGAAAAACCAGTTTTCCGACATTAAGAAGGGCGACTTTGTCGGCGTTACAGGCCGCCTGCGTATTCAGAAGTACGCAACCAGCGAAGGGACGGAATCAAGCGTCCCGGAGGTTGTAGCCACTTCCGTAACCCTTATCCAGAGCGCGGAGGAATAAGCCATGATGACCGAAAAAGGATATCAGACCGAGACCCCGGCGCAGCTTGTAGAGAGACTCCGCAAGCACGGCACGGAGCAGATCCGCAAAGCGGAGGAACTGGCCGCCGCGAAAAATGGCCTTTTCGTAATTATGGCCTACAACTACGGAGACCGCCCCGGCATTGAATATCGCTACGTAATAGGCAAGCGGGAAACGGGCCTTAACGGGACCCCGCTCCACGTTCTGGGGGACCTTGCGCCGGTGTTCTACACAAACGAGGACTACGCGCAGCAGCTGGCCGACACGATGCACATGAGCAACGGGGCCGGGCCGCTTGAATTCGTAGTCGTTACCGCGCCTTCCTACTTCCAGGAAGTTATCAAGGACAAACGCGAGCTTCTGGCCACATGCGGACAGCTCGAAGCCAATAACTACCAGCTTAAAGGAGAGTAACGATGGAAGCCAATATTAACCGGGTTTACAGAGACAACAAAGCCGCGAAGGTCGGGACGGACATTATCTGCCCCGTTTGCGGCAAGATCTTCCAAAAAAGGCAGTATTCCCAGGCCTTCTGCAGCGGAGCCTGTAAAGACGCTTTCCACAACGCGAACGGGGACCGCCACCAGGGAGCCGCCCGGAAGCTTGACCCGCTGGCCATGCTTGCAGAGCTTACAGCCGCCGGGGTTATGTTCAGGATCCAGAACCTCGTAATTTCCGGGCTTGACGAAAACAATAACGTCACCTACCGCCCGGAAGTTCATATTACCCTGGGCGCGAACGGAAGCGAAAAGGCCCTGTTCCAGGGCGACGACCTGGCCGCAGAGATTGAACGCGCCTACAACTACGCAAAGGAAAACCGGCTTTCTGGCCGCTTAGCAACAGAATGCCATGCTTAGCCAGGTAGAGCGACAAATCGTCGAATTTTTCCGCACCCAGGAAGGCCCGATCACGATATCCGCGCCGGGGGGGGGTAAAAACCTATACGGGACCACAATAAAGGTCCAGGACCGCAAAACGGCGCACGATATAGCGCTGGCACTTCAAGACCATTTTAACAGATTAGGCAAACGAATAAACCCATAAAACAATGATTTACAAAGAAGGATTTAACAAGGGCTTCCAGCAGCTGACGGTCGGCAACGTAAAGGAAGCGACAAAGAAGCTCTGGAAGGCCCTGGGCATTTCAAACCGTAACAGCTTCTACAACTACAAGAGCGGCAAGAGCGAGCCGAGCGCCAGCCAGGCCGTAAATATTGAACTTGTTTTCCGCGAATACGGAATTACGGAAATCTGGGGGAAGTAGTATGGACCTTAACGCGCAGCTTACAACCCGCGAAAGCCAGGTGGCGGAGTACATCGCCTGGGGCGCAGCAAAGAAGGAGGTCGCCGACCGCTTGAACATTTCGCAGCGCACCGTGGACGAATTGACCCGCCGGGCCTTCCGCAAGATAGGGATCCAGAAAGCGACGGAGCTGAGCGTCTGGTGGTTTTGCACGAAGCTGGGCGTTTCCTTTGACCTTAGCCCGCTAAAGCGCGGCATTATTGGAGCCTTCCTGCTTTTCGTAATGCTTCCATCCACCCTAAACCACAATTACGCCGGGGACATGATGAGAGCGCGCAGGGCGCAGAGCACCCGCACGGCTTCCGCCCGGGGAGGACGCAGAGGACGCGAGGACGAAGGGGATGTTTTGACGATTTTTTAACACTTCGAGACCATGAAAGAGAACAGCAAAAAGAACCTTCCGAAAGCCCCCTGGTGGCTTAAGGCCTGGGGCGTTATAGCCTTTTACGGCTTGATGATAGGCGCAGCAGAGACGCCGGACGGGGGCCTGGCCTTCTGGTGGACAGCCAGCTGGCTGGCAAATTTCGGCATTTTCGGGGCCGTTTCCAACCGCTACGACTGGGGCGACGACAAACGGAGCCAGGGCGCGGCCAAAAAGACGGAGGGCGCGGAATGATACCGACGGCAGACACCAGGCTGGCGGACCTTTCCCTCGGGGAGCTTCTGGCCGCTTTGCGCACACAGACGCAGCCGGAACCGGAGCAGGCAGCAGCACCGGCCAGGGAATACGGCATCGAAGGAATCCGCCGGATCTTCCACTGCGGAAAGACGCAGGCGAACCGGATAAAGCAAAGCGGCGTTATAGACGACGCAATCATCCAGGTGGGCAAGCTTATCATCATAGACACGAACAAAGCCCTGGAGCTTTGGAAAGGCCTAAAGCAAAAGCCCGTTTACAAGTATTAACAAACAAACCACAATATTACAGCGTTATGCAAAAGCAAGTAAAACTTATTTCCCTGACGCTCCAGAACTTCAAAGGGGCGAAGGACCGGTCCGTGACGTTTGGAGACGTTACGACCATTTCCGGGGCGAACGCCACCGGGAAAAGCACCATTTTCGATGCCTTTACGTGGGTCCTTTTCGGGAAGGACAGCCACGACCGGACGGACTCCGGAAAAGGCGGCTTCCAGATTAAGACCGTGGACGCAGCCGGTCGGGCCATTGAGAAGCTGGAGCACAGCGTAACGGCGGTGCTTTCAGTAAACGGGCAGGAAATAACCCTTTGCCGCCTGTTGAAGGAAGAATGGGTAAAGAAGCGCGGAAGCGCGGAAGCGACCTTTTCAGGGAATACGACCCACTACCTGGTGGACGGCGTAGAGGTAAAGGCCAGCAAATACGCGGAGACCGTAGACGCGATCATCGACGCGCAGCTGTTCAAGCTTATAACGAACCCCGCCTTTTTCCCGAACCTTGACTGGCAGAAGCAGCGCGAGATCCTTATGACCATCGCCGGGGGCGTTACCCTGGAACAAGTGGCCGCCAGCCGCGAGGACTTCCAGGGCCTTCTGCGCGAGCTTTCCGGCAAGGATATAGCAGAATTCAAGATGGCGAAAGCCTACGACAAAAAGACCAAGAAAGCGGAGCTTGACGATATCCCCGTCCAGATAGCCGCCATCCATGACGCCACGCCGGAAGCCCCGGCGGAGGACCCCCAGTGGGAGCGCAAGAAAGCGGACGCGGAAGCGGAACTTTCCTATATTGACAGCCAGCTGCAGGACATCGCGGAAGCGACCCGCAAAAAATACGAGGCCGCCCAGGTTATAGAGAAGGAAATCGGGGAAGCCCGCCTGAGACAGAACGAACTGGTCCAGGAAGCCCGGGAAGCATCGCAAAAAGCCGCTTTTGAAGCGAACGCAAAGCGCCGGGAACTGGAAGCCCAGCTGCGCGCCCTGGGCTCGGAGGAAAGCACGGCGAAAGCCGCCACAGCCTTCAAAGAGCGGAGCGCCACGGAGCGCCTGCAGCGCGCCAAAAGCGAGGTGGAGCGCTTGACGGAAGCCGTAAAAAGAAAACGCGAAGAATTCTACGAAGCCGACGGCGCGAAATACAACCCGACGAAGTCCGAAGGCATCACCTGCCCCCTGTTCGATATCGTATGCACAAACCCCGAAGCAATAGCCAAGAAGGAAGAAACCGCCCGGAAGGCAGAGGAAGAATGGTACAGCCGCAAGCGCGAAAAGATAGCCCGTATCAAGGCGGAGGGGAAGGACCTGGCCGCCCAGCTGGAAAAAGCCAAAGCAGAGGAAGCCACCGCCCAGGAAGAAAAGAACGCCGCCTATTGGGAGACCGTGAACGCCGGCAAGAAATACGAGGACAAACGCAAAGCCCTCCAGGCAGAGCTGGACAAAAACCCGGAGCAGACACCGAAGGCCGTGGACATGACAGGCAACGCCGAATGGCGCAAACTTTCCGACCAGATAGACGCGCTGAACGCCCGCAAGAGCCAGGCAGGGGATGAGCCGCAGGATGACAGACGCAAGGAGGAAGCCACCAGCCGCAAAGCAGAGCTTAAGGCCATCATCGACGACTGCGCCCGCAAGATCGGGCAGGAGGAAGCCAACGCCGCCACCAGGGAGCGCAACGCGGCCAAAATAGCCGCCCTTGAAGCCCGAGAAAAAGAGCTGGCCCAACAGATAGCAGAGGTCGAGCAGCGCGAAATGCTCGCGGACGAATTGCAGCGCGCCCAGATAGACGAAGTCGAGCGCCGCGTAAATAGCATGTTCCAGCGGGTACGCTTCCGCATGTTTGAGCGACAGATCAACGGCGGCGAAGCGCCCACCTGCGTCCCAATGGTCGGGGGCGTTCCTTATTCAGACCTTAACAGCGCCGGGAAGATTAACGCCGGGCTGGACATTATAAACACCCTTTGCACCTTCCACGAGACGACCGCCCCGGTCTTCATTGACAACGCCGAGGGCGTAAACCGCCTGATCTCTTGCGGGTCCCAGCTTGTAAAGCTTTGCGTAACCACGGAACCGGAACTGACCATCACGCAGGAAGCGGCAACCGGAAGCACCCTTTTCGACTAACAATCCATTAACCCAATAATTACAACTATTATGAGCAAACAAAACATTACAGACCGCGTCAAGACCTACGCCGACGCTTGCGCCGTTTTAGGCATCAAGGAAACCCTCCCGAACGTTGGAGGACTGCGCCCGAAGGACCGCCCCAGCGTAACAGCCTATTACAAGCTTATCGTAATAGCCCAAGCCCTTAACGAAGGGTGGGAGCCGGACTGGACCAACGAGGACCAGGAAAAATGGTTCCCCTGGTTCTACTTTGACCGCGAGAAAAACAAAATTGCCGGTTTTGCGAACGCGAATACGTACTACGCGCCCACGTGTACGTATGCGCACATCGGCTCCCGGCTTTGCTTCAAAACGGAAGCGCTATGCGCCTACGCCGCCCGCCAATTCGAGCCGCTTTACGAAGCGTGGCTTCTTTACCCGAACGACGTAAACCCGGCGAGCGACGACACGACACGCCGCGACCAGGAGGGAGCGGAGAAAGTCGGAGCGAGCGAAACCGCCCTGCTCTTTGCGGAGCTTTTGAAGGAGACCGCCGCAAAGCTTGATGAAGCCTGCAGCCCGGAGGACATACAAGGCGGCTTTATTCTGATCGGCGGAGAAGCCCCGAAGGATGGCGGACGCGGCGACGGAGTAATCCAGCTGGGCGGAAGCAAGGCCATGACCCTGCGGATGCTTGCGGAATTCCTTGCAGCCCCGGAAACGCAGGAACTTCTGGCAGAAGCCCTGGACCGCGCAGGCGGCATCATGCTGCGCCGATCCCTTGCGGGCAAGCTTGCAAACTACGAAGTAAAGCGCGGATAACACACACCGGCGGAGCCGGGGCAACCCGGCCCGCCTTCCAGAAGTACAACTTTAATAATTCAGCATTATGGCAGAAAAACAGAACCCGGGCGGCGCACTGCAGCAGCCCAAAAAAGAAGAGACCAGCCTGGTCGCCATTCTTTCCGACGGCGACAAAGGAAAGCTTACTTACAACGTAAACGGGCAGGATGTAGCGCTGAGTTACGGCATCGTCCGCCAGTTCTTAACCAGGGGCGAAGGCGGCGTTACAGACGCCGAAATCGTACAATTTATTTCCCTTTGCAAATTTAACCAGCTTAACCCCTTCCTGGGCGAAGCGTACCTGGTTAAATACGGGAATAGCCCAGCCAGCATGATAACCAGCAAAGAAGCCCTTATGAAGCGCGCGGAATCTTCCGAGCAATACGACGGCTTCCAGGCGGGCGTAATTGTTATGCGCAATAACGAGCCGGTCGAAGTAGAAGGAAGCTTTATCCTTCCGACGGACCAGCTCCTGGGAGGCTGGTGCAAGGTATTCCGCAAGGACCGCAAGGTCCCGGTCGTTTCCCGCGTTTCCTTCCAGGAATTCAGCAAGAACCAAAGCACCTGGAAAACGATGCCGGCGACGATGATCCGCAAAGTAGCAGAAGCGCAGGCCTTCCGCGAAGCTTTCCCGGTCAACCTGGGCGGCATGTACATAGCAGAGGAACAGACCACGGACGTCCAGATCCAGCCCGGCGACGACGGCGGAGCCGCAGCAGCGGCGGCCGTTGAGATCGAGATGAAGGGCGCAGGGAACCAGGGCGGCCAGCCCCTGACCTTTGCCGCACCGGCGGCCAAAGAAGCGACCGCGGCTCAGGCAGCACCGGCCCAGGCCGAAAAGGCAGCGCCTGCAGGCGACGGCGGAGACCATAACCCCGGCTTTTAATTGCACCGCGTTATGAAGCTTAAGGTCGTCGGAAGCAGCAGCGCCGGGAACGGCTATATTCTTGACGCAGGAGGGGAAGCCCTCCTGCTTGAAGCCGGTGTCCCGTTCATTGAGACAAAGAAGGCCCTGGGCTTTCAGATAGCGAAGATAAAGGCCTGCTTAATAACGCACGAACACAAGGACCACGCTGGCCGGATCGAGGAAGTGATGGCCAGCGCCGTCCCTTGCTATTGCAGCGAGGGAACCGCCCGCGCCATTCAGTACAGAAGCCGACGCAGGCCGGGAACCCTTGCAGCCGGGAAAATATACCAATTCGGGAACTTCCAGGTCATGCCGTTTGACGTAGTCCACGATGCCGCCCAGCCTTTCGGGTATTTCATTACGCACCCGGACCTGGGCCAGGACCACGAAAGCATCCTGTTTGCAACCGATACGGCATACTTGCGGCACACGTTTACAGGGCTGCACACCGTTCTGATAGAAGCAAATTATAGCCTTCCGCTACTTGCAGAAGGGACGCGAAACGGGAGGATCCCAGCCGCCGTCCGGGACCGCATTATAAAAAGCCACATGAGCCTGGAACACGCGGTGGCAACCTTGCAGCAGAACGACCTGAGCCGCCTGCATAACGTAGTATTAATCCACCTTTCCAGCGACAACAGCAACGCCGCCGAATTCAAGCTTTACGCGGAGCAGAAAATCCGCGCCGCCGGGGCGGAGGTATTCGTGGCCGCTCCGGGGCTGGAAATAACGCTTAACGATTTACCATTTTAACATGGAAAAGAAGGAAATACAGACCAAGAAAAACGAAATTCGTTTTACTACTTCCGACCCGCAGGAGATGGTCGGGAAATACCTTGCAGCGAACGTCGTCCAGAGCTGGAAGGAGGACTTTATGGACGAAAGCACCGGCGAAATCGTAGAGATTGAGCGAACGCAAATACTTTTCAATAAAGGAACCTTCCTGGACCCGGAAACGATGGCCTCCCTGAACTTCTATTTACAGAGCGGGACCGTTAAGGTCGTGGACGTAAGCAACCAGAAGCGCCTGGCCACGCTTTCAGAGCGCGCGGATCCGCGCCCGTTCAAAGTAAAGGCCGCCATCAACGGAAAGAACAAAACCTTTATTCTGACCGCCACGGACATGGACGGCGCGAAGGCTTGCGCCATAGACCACATCGAACTGAATTATACGCAGCCCTTCCGCATTATTTCCACAAACGAACTGCAGAACTTTGTAATTCTTGCAGACAACCTCCGGAAAAAGGTAGAGGGAGAATCAGAGGACGAACAGAAGCTGGAAGCGGAGCGCAGCGATGCCCGTTACTATAAGATTGAAGCGGACGTCGACTGGCTGAACGCGGACGGGGAAAAAATAAGCCGCCAGCCCTACGACTTCATGATCCGCACGAAAAACGTAGATACGGCGAAGCTTGTAATAACCGCCTGGATCAACGCGAAGCTGAAAGAGAACGCCCGCCGGGCGGAGGAAACAGGAGACTCCGAACCCGCCCACAGCGCCGAAATCAGCATAACAAGCGCCTCGCCCTTCAACGTAGAGAGCATCATCGAACGCGAATTTTGCGAAGCGTATTACGTAGGTAACAATTAACCAGGGGACCGGCCCGGTCATTCCGGGCCGCCCTTTCATTGAAGCAGAGATGACAAAAGAACCGCTAAATTTCGATACCAAAGACTTCCAGAACGACATGGGGGTCCGGCAGCTTTCCGCAGCAGCTACGGGGGTCTACTTCTGGCTCCTTTGCATATTGCACGAAAGCGAGACGCGCGGGCGGTTTTGCTTAAGCAAATATGCAAGCAAAATTCAAGCAAACGCCCAGGCAAAACACGAAGCAAAAGGGCAAGCAAAAACGAAGCAAGATTTAGAAATTTGCTTGAAGTTTGCTTCCGTACTTTCCAAGCTTATGCCGTTCTCGGCGGAGGAAATAAGCGGAGCCCTTGACGAACTTTTATATTTCGATATCGTTCAGATCAACGGCGAAACCCTGGAGCAAAAACGCATGGTCCGGGACGCGGAAATCAGCCTTAAACGCGCGTCAGCGGGCAAAAAGGGCGGTTCCTCCAGGAAGGCAGCCGGGGCGGAAGCAAATATTTTGCTTGAGCAAAACCCCAAGCAAAACGGAAGCAAAACCCCAAGCAAAACGGAAGCAAAACCCCAAGCAAAAGACGAAGCAAACTCCGGGAATTTGCTTGCTTCGCGCGCGCCCGCGAATCCCTCCCGTAGGGAGGTAATAAATAATAATACTTCTGGTGTTATTCAAGAGAGAGAGGAAGAAAAAGGGGCGCCGGGGGAAAAGGGAAAAACCGACGCCCAGATCGAAGCGGACAAAATTACGCTTTTCGTTACCCTTTGGCATCAGCACTGCCCCAGCCTTCCGAAAGTTCAGAAGCTGACCCAGGCCCGCCGGGACAAAATACGCGCCCGCTTGAAGGATGAGCCAGACCTGGAAGTCTGGGAGGAAGTATTTTTGAAAATTCAGGCTTCGAGCTTTTGCAACGGCGACAACGCTCACGGATGGAAAGCCAGCTTTGACTGGATAACCTCCAACGCAACAAATTACGTTAAAGTTTTAGAAGGCAACTATGACAGAACCGCAACAAATAGACCGGCTGGACCTGCAGGCGCTGGAAGCGCAGCTCCTGGGATCCCCGCAGACGGATACGAAGATCGGCTTTAGAATTGAGCGCTACCGGGACCAGGTCCCGGACCTTCTGCGCCTTTTCTACCGGGCGGAGGTCATGGGGAGGGGCTGCCCCTTCATAGACGACCAGAGCACCGGCGAGCACTTGCAGAAGGCGGCCAAATGGCTGCTCGGGGTAAGGCGGCCAAAAGCCGGGCTAATCATTTGCGGCGGAACCGGCAACGGAAAAACCACCCTGGCCCGGGCGCTTGCGGCGACCATTCAAAAGTGCAACAACACGGCGGTCACCCGCTTAACCGCCCTGCAGTTTGCAGCCCTGGAAGCGGAGCGGGACGAAAACCGCTACAAGCTTATCCAGTACAGGCAGGCCCCGGTCCTTTTCCTTGACGACGTAGGGACGGAGGAAGCGAGCGTTAAGGTCTGGGGGAACGTAATAAGCCCGATTGTAGAATTGATTTACCAGCGTTACGACTTGCAGATGTTTACGATCGTAACGAGCAACCTGAACCCCCGGCAGCTTACGGAGAAATACGGGGAGCGCGTAGGAGACAGGATCCGGGAGATGTTCAACGTCCTGGCTTTTAATAACGCCAGCTACCGGGGCGAGATTTAGCCGCTATTTGCGACGGAAACCGGGCGAATTTTGAATTTAACAGGCAATATGGAAGAATTACACACAACGGGCGCAAAAGCGCCGGAAAACGCAAAAAAAGGCCGCATTTACCTGAGCGGTGCAATATCTGGCCGACCAATAGAGCAGGCGCGGCACACCTTCCAGCTGGCGGAACAAAGCCTGCAGGCGGAAGGCTGGGAGACCGTAAACCCGCTTAAGAACGGGCTCCCGCATACCGCGTCCTGGACCGCGCACATGGCCGTGGACATTCTTAGCCTGTTAGGCTGCGATGCTATTTTCTTGCTTTCCGGGTGGGAGAATTCCCAGGGGGCGACGCTTGAAGCGAATATCGCCCGGATGACGGGAAAGCCGATATTCTACCAGAAAGGGCCCGCGCCAGAATTCGCGGAAATTAAAGCCGCTATTCAGACCGTCCTGGGAGTAACCCCGGCGGACCTTTCAGGCGACAACAGAGACCAGCGCCTGGTCTTTTCCCGTATGATCTTCGCCAAGCTTGCGAAAGAGTGCGGCGGGAGCTTTCCAGAAATAGGCAAGGCCATCAACCACCACCACACAACGGTGCTCTATTGGCTTAAGAGATATCCGACCGAATACCAGTATACGCCGGAATTCAGAAAAATGGCGGACGGGGTATCGGAATTTTTGAAAAATTACTAATTTTGTAGCGTATTACACTAATACGAAACGAGTAGCGAAATGGAAACTTACAGAATCATCAAAACAGAGACCGGCCTGGGGCCTTTCGATTATAACGACGACTTCCAGCCGCTGACGTACCAGCTGCCGGTCGACATAATAACCCTGTACGAGGTTCAGGTGCGGGGCTTTTTCCTTTGGCATACTATAAAGACCTTCCGGAGCTTGCGCAAGGCCGCGGAGCTTTTGCACCATCTCCGGGAGCCGGAAGAATAAGCGCAGCGATGCGCAAAGGGCCGGATCCCCCGCTACTTTCACGCTTCTAAAGGCGGGGCGCTATTCGTTTAGGTAAAGAATCAAGGAACAGATACAACCGGCCCATCTGTTCCAATTTTGGAAGGGTACTCAAATGGTAAAGAGGCCTCCCCGCTAAGGAGGTAGAGCCGTAAGGCTGCGAGGGTTCGAGCCCCTCCCCTTCCGCCCCACGCATGTGGAACTAACAAACACTTCAAGAACACCAAACCGGCGCAGCCGCGACCGTTCCGCCGGTTTACTTTGGAAACCACTTAAAACGCAATAATTATGGCAAATTACAAAAAAGTAACCCCGGAGGAAATCGGGCGGAGCAAAGAGCTCCACAAGCATCTGCGCGAATTTATTAAGCGCTACGAGCCAGGGCCCAGGCGGACAGCCTACGACCGGCTAAAGGAAAAGGGCATGTTCGACAGCAAGAGCATGGCGAATGAGTTTAACAAGATACTGGACGGGAAAAGCGCCCTTTCCAGGGCAGAGCGGGAAGCAGTAGTGAAGGCGGTTATGGACGCAGCCGAAAAAGCAGGCCGAGAGATCAACGCAAGGCGCGAAAAGGAAGCCGCCGAAAAGGAGACCGCCGGGAAGGCCCCTAAAACGGCGCGTGTCGAAGCCGAAAAGAAAAGTGGCACGGGAGCCCGGAAGCCCCGCAAAGGTTCAACGTCGGCAAAATCCGCAGAAAATAAGAAGGAGGACTGACCTATGAGCGAACAGAAATTTTTTATTTCCAGCGTTTACAGGCCCGCAGGATGCACCACCCTGGAAAAAGAGCTGGTAAAATTTGCGGAGCAAAAGCGGAATTTTGTCATGGACCGCGCTGCCCTTGAAGCCTTTACGGGCGAAATAGCGGCAGAGCAGGACCGGATCCGAGCAGAGCGCCCACGTTTACGCCCCGTTTCCATCTTTCTAAGTTTTCCGCCAAAAGGCTGGACCGGGACAATAACGCATATCACGATGGGCCAGGCTTCCGTCGCGGTTATTGAGGTCGCCGGGGAGCAATACGGCGAAAAAGTAGACGAATAAGGGGAAGGGCTATGGGAAAACTTACAGACATTAACGTCGTCGCCCGTAACGAATACGGCGACACCCTGGGAATAGTTACCCCCGTTTCCGTTACGAAAGAAGGAATATTTACCACAACCCTGCCGGAAGAAGCTGTTAATAAATTGCTTGATTACGGGGTCACCTTGCACGCAAACCGGGTCGGCCGGGAAGGCTTTTTTTCAGCGAAAACCCTGGACGAGCTTAGGAAGGAAATAGCGTCCATAATGGAAGAAGCCCTTAGCCGGGAGCTTGTCCAGGAAGAAACCGTTATAAAATACCAGATTAAGACCGCCGGATCTTGCTATCTTGATGACGACGGCGAAATTTTACCGAACGGAGGATGGGCGAAAAACAAGAACTACGACACTACCACAAAAGGCCACTGGGCAAAATTTACGGAGTATTCCGACGCCATGCACATGCAGCAGGCAAAGATCCAGGTCTGGGTCGGCGTTTACGACCGCAAGCGCTATCGCTTCAAGAGCGGGAAAGAAATAGAGGACTTAACAAGAAGGCGCGTCGAGACATACAGGACGCAGGAAGAAAGAACGAACTTAAACTGGCTTTGCGACCAGGTATGCATGGCGGCGGAAGGGACGTATAGAGGGGACGTGTCGCGCCTTCAAGAAGTACCGGCAACCGAGGAAAACGCCGCCATCTTTGTAAAAATTCTGAAATTCATTTACATGGCGAACCAGCTATTTACGGAGCTTTCGCACCAGGAAAACCTCCTGGCCTTTATTGAAGCGAACCGGCCGCTGGCGCTTCCGGACTTTGTAGACAACCAGGAGGGCGAATAATGATCGAAAATAAAGTGCAATATACACCAATTCCGCGCGAGCTTGCGGAATTCTTGACAAACAATGGCTACCGGGAGGACCGCGTAACGGCGGAAGGAACACCGCGCAGCGCTTACACGCTTACGGATCCAGAAATCCCCCTGGACGGCTTTAGCGTTACCGTAGTCGGAATAAACGGAGAGATACAGATCCGGGCGACCCTTAAAAACGACGCGCCCCTGATGTTCGGAGGGCAGAAACGGGCAATTTGCTACGCAATTACGGAAAGCGAATTTTTCCACTATCGGACCGGATGGAAGTGGCTTATTCAGCAAGCGCTCGAAAAAATGAGCCTTTCGCTATTCCTTCCGCTTTTTAACCTTCATAAAGCCGACCAAAACGGGCATCTTGTAATAAAATGAGACTTTTTGCAGCATATACGGCGCTTTGCTTTGTCTTGAAGCGCCGCTGGTACGACCTTATAGAGAGCGGCGAAAAGCCGGAAGAATACCGGGAAATTACGCCCTACTGGATAAAACGCCTGCTTTGTAACCGCGTTTACAAGCCGCTCCACCTTTTCCCGATCAACAAAAAAGAAGCCGCCTATTTCGCCCAGAACCACAAAGCCCTGGCGGAAGCCATAGAAAGGGGCTACCTGGTCCCAAAAGGGGAAGCAGCTATTTTTTATTTCGGCTACGCGAAGGATCGCCCGCAATTCAAGCGGCTAATAACTTCCATTTCCGTCGGGACCGGACGCGCCGAATGGGGCGCAGAGCCGGGCCGGGAATATTTGGTAACGAAGCTGGGGGACAAACTATGAAAAAGCGCGTTTTAGATCCAGCGGAAGAAAAATACTTCCTGGATAATTTCGGGAAGGCCCCCGTTCAGGACATTTGCAAGCGCCTGGGCTTTTCGACGGCTGCCTATTACCGGCTGGCGAAGGCTTACGGGCTTGCGACAAAGACCCCGCACGAAGCCGGATGCCCGAAGGAATGGACGCCGGAAATGTTGGAGACCTTGCGCCGGGAATTCCCGACCGCCTTAAACCAGGACCTGGGCCGGAAATTAGGCGTCAGCCAGACGACGCTGCACCGCAAAGCCCGGGAATTGAAGCTTAAGAAGGTCCCGGACCACCGGGAACGGAACCTCCAGGCCATAGCGGCGCGGATATCCAGCGGCCAAAAAGCCAGCCCGAAGGCGGCGGCCAACCCGGGCCGCTTCCAGAAGTGCGAGCGCCGGAACCCCGCCGGGGAATTCCAGGCCGGCCGGCGCAACTGGCACGACATAGAGACCCCGGAGCAGAAGGCCGCCCGCATAGAGAAAGCCCGCCAAACCCGAAAGCAGACCACGCAGCAGGAACTCCTGCGCCGGAAGCTGGGCTTTGAGCCGCGAATAAAACAGCACCTACGCCTGCGCTACTATATTCCAGCAGCGGACGACGCAGAAGGCTGGAAGCGCGTACACGCGATGGAAAAGCGGGAATACACGATCCGCCACACCTTGAAAAAGCGCGGGTACAGGCTGGACGGCTTTACGGCATACTACAACCAGGACACCAAGCGCTGCCCGCAATACGAAAGCGGGAAACGCCGCTGCCCCTTCAAGTTCATGCCAGAACCGGCAAAGGCCCAGGAGGTGGCCGCCGTATGATTTTCAACGTCCCACCCCTTAACGAATTTATAACCAGGATGAGCAAAGCCCGGCTTAAGAAGGAACACGCCCGGATAATTTGCGGGCTATACACGCAGGCCCGGATCATTAACGCAATGGAAGAAAACAACCCCTACAAAGACCGGAAGAAATGAACGCGAAAGAATTTTTTGAGCTTGTAGCGGACATGCGCGTCTGGCAAAAGCAGTATTTCCGCACCAGGGACCCCCGGGTGAAAGACGAAGCCATCGCCCGGGAAAAGAAGGTCGACGCGGAGATCGCCCGCGCCCGCGCCATTCTTGCAGGCCTTCCAGCAAAAGAACCCCAACTTTTTCCAACCGATGAAAAGTAAAGTATTCCAGAAAATAACCGCCTGGATCCAGCGCAAGCAGGAAGCCAAGGCGGAGCGCCGCCACCGGCGGGCGCTTATTCAGGAGGACCGGCGCATGAAGCGGGATATACGCCGCTTAGCGCTGCGGCTTTGCGCGAACCCGCCCAAAATTGCAGCAGAGCGCCCGAAAATTTCCAGTTTGGGGTATAATATTTCCATCAACCCGCCGAAAATTTCCAAAAGCGCCCGGGAGCAAATAGGCCTGGGGCGGAAATTCGAGCTTGTAACCAGAGAGCGAAAGCGGACCACGGACGGCGAGGTCGTAAGCTTGACCCTTCACTGGAAAAGCCCGAAAAAGCGCCGCTATTCCTTTAGCTTTGATATCGCAGAACCATCCCCGGACCTTCTGGGCGTTTACCTGAGTGGAGCGCCGCCCCTTCCATTGAAGCAACGCCCGGCGGTCGGCATTATTCCCAGGACGGAGCCGTGGGGCATTTCCAAAGAAATGAAGGCGCTGCTCGAGCTTGAAGCAAGCCCGGAAGCGAGGGCGGAGCGGGAAAGGCTTGCAAAATTGATTTTCGAGGATGTAGACGAGCTCATGAGAAGAAACGCGGAGCGCTTGCACTACTTCTGCCCAGGAATAAAACTGCCAACCGGCAGCAAATAAACATCAACTAAAAAAGCCGTAAAAGGGCGGCGGACCGGGTGGAAGCCCCGGGGGTAAATATTGATACGTAACCATTCCAACCAGCCCGGCGGGGCAACCTTCCGGGCTTTTATTACCTTCCAGCTTATGCAATTCCAGATCAGAAAAACGCCGCAAGGCTACGTCGTAGAAGCCCACGTAATAGACGACCCCAATGGCTTACTGGGCCACTGGCATCCCCTCCGCAATTTCGGGGACCGGCAGGGGGACGCTATCGCCTTCCGGGACTTCGACTGCCCGAACCTTACAGACATGCAGATCCGCGTGCTAATTCGAGCCTACAACCCCGAAACGAAGTACATCCGCGTCAACGGGCAAAAGTTCATTAAACAAAGATAGCCATGCCGGGAAAGAAGCCCACGCCCTACGAGATTATGCAGGCTTTCCTGAACGGCGAAGCGCCGAAGGCGCGGAGCCGCCCCCGGCACGAAGAAAGCCACCTGCAGCAGATATGCGTCCGCTGGTTCCGTATTCAGTACCCGCACCTGGCCCGCAACCTTTTCGCCGTAGGGAACGGCGGAGCCAGGGGCCGGACGGAAGCCGCGATCATGAAGGGCGAAGGCGTAACCGCCGGGGTGGCGGACCTTATACTGCTGGCCCCTTCCGCTTCCGGGGAATTCCACGGGCTTTGCATTGAGATGAAAACCACCGAGAAAGGCAGCAGGCAGAGCGCCGCCCAGAAGGAATGGCAGGCAGCCGTCGAGCGCGTAGGCTACAAATACATCGTTTGCAGGACTTTTGAGGAATTCCAGGCAGCCGTAACAAGTTACATCCCGCCACCCGGCCGCCCCTGTTGGTAATTATTTAATAATCCTTCTGCCTAATTCCGTATTACACTAATACGGAATTTTGTATTTTTGTACCGGGGTTCCGTAGACTGGGCCCCGGGCACATCCATAAACACCAAAAAAACACGCGCTATGATTGAAAAAATTATCGCCTTTATTGTTAGGCTGCTTCCACAGGATAAGCTCCTGCACATTTTCGCGGGCCAGCTTATATCCGCCCTTTTCCTGGGCCTTTTCCTTGCTTTGCACCTCGCCCCCTGGCTGGCGGGCCTTCTGGCCTTCCTTGTTTCCGCCGGAGTGGGCATCGGTAAGGAGTTCTACGACAAAAAGCACAGGGGCCACAGCGTAGAGTGGAAGGACGCGGTCGCAACCGCCGTCGGCGGGCTTATAGCCGTACTTTACGCCGCCTACTGGATATGGTGCGGCGGGGGCTACCTTTGCGACAAATACACATTTTACGCCGTAGACTTATGACCGTCGGCGACGAAGTAATCCTTATGCGCATCCCGGACCGCCCGGACCTTACAGGCCTCCGGGGGCGCATTATTCAGGAGAGCCAGGACGGAGGGCTGCAGCGCTTCCGCGTAAGCTTGCACGGAAAGCCGCTCCCCGACTGGCTAAGCGCCTATCAGCTTGAACCAGGAAAACCACCAAAGCGGAAGAAATAGCAGCATGGCAAAGAAGAAAACCGAAAAGAAGGAAGCCCCGATATTTGATGTCGGCGGCTTTGCCGTTCCAGACTTCGACCCGGCGGTCTTTGACTTTGTAGCGACGGAGCAGGCCGCCGCAACGGAGGAAACCCGCTACATCAAGCCCAAGATCTTCCAGCCGGTAAGCGAGGACGGCGTCTGCTACGACAACGCCCGGGACCTTGCGCGGGACATAAAGCTGGACTTCGGGGAGCGAACGGACGTATTCGTGTCCGGTAACTTCATTTTCGGGGACTTTTTAGAAGCCTACCTCGTAGAGCACCACGTAAAATGCCGGAAGCTTCTAATTTCGACGCTTTCCCTGAACCAGAATAACACGGACAGCCTGGCCGCCCTTTTGCGGCACGGCTACATCGACCGGCTGGACCTTATAGTCAGCGCCTATTTTTACGGCATGGAGCGGCACAGCCTGGTCCCGTACATTTACCGGAAGCTGGACGTAGATGACCGCTTCCAGCTGGCGGTGGCCGGTGTTCATACCAAAACGGCGCAGTTTGAGACCGCCGGGGGCCGGAAGATAGTGATGCACGGAAGCGCGAACCTTCGCAGTTCCGGGAATATTGAGCAATTCACTATCGAGGAAAACCCGGTTATTTACGACTTCTACGACGAGCACCTGAGCCGGATCGTAGACACCTACAAGACCATCAACAAACCGGTCCGCCACGACGAACTCTGGGCGGAATTCATTAAAAAACAGTTCAACGATTAAAACCAGGAGGAAAACCAAATGGCAAGTATGTACGATGACCCCCGCAGCGCCGGGGGATGGAGTAACGGAGGGGGCGACTCTTCCGCCGCATATTACAGGGGCGAGGATATGCCGGACTTTGGAGCCCTTGACGATTTACCCTACTAAAACCGACCGGACCCATGTCAGACACACCGAAAACGAAGGCCGCCGCCCGCAAGGGCGGGGCCGCCCCGCAGAGTTTCGGGGGGATGGAGCTGGTCCCGACGGTTTTACTCCCCCTTTCCGCCTTGCAGGTAAACAAAGGCCAGATCGAGGGACTCCCGAAAAACCCCCGGACCATTTCGGAAGATAAATACAGGAAGCTAAAGCGCAGCATCACGGAGCACCGAAACATGATGGCGCTGCGGGAGCTTGTAGTAATAAAGCACGGCGAAAAATACGTTATTGTCGGCGGAAATATGCGCTTCCGGGCCTTGAAGGAACTGGGCTACACGGATGCCCCCTGCAAGGTTATCCCAGCCGGGACGGACATAGAGGACGTAAAAGCCTATCTTATAAAGGATAACGTAGGCTATGGGGAGTGGAACGCGGCGGACTTCGCAGCCGAATGGAACCTTTCGCAGCTTGCAGACTGGGGCGTCGACCTTCCGGGCTTTGATACCAACATCCCACAGGAGGACGCGGAAGAAGATCACTTCAACCCCGGCGACGTCATGGGGAAGGCCCCTACTTCGCAATTCGGGGACATTTACCAGCTGGGCCGCCACCGGCTTATCTGCGGAGACAGCACGGACCCGGACGTCCTTAAGCTTCTGATGGGCGGCCGCGAAGCCGACCTTATTCTGACGGACCCGCCCTATAACGTCGACTATTCAGCAAAGAACGAGGTCCTGAACAAAGCCGACAAAGGAAACCGGATCCAGAAGGACATCGCAAACGACAAAATGACCCGGGAGCAATTCGGGGAATTCTTGAACAAAGCTTTTGAAGGGATGTTCCAGGTCGCAAAACCCGGGGCCGGTATTTACATTTTCTATGCGAGCCGCGAAGCCGTAAACTTTGTCCGGGCTTTCGAGGGCGCAGGCTTTGAGTACAAACAGCAGCTTATCTGGGTAAAAAATAACATGGTTCTGGGCTTACAGGACTACCAGTGGAAGCACGAACCCATCCTTTACGGCTGGAAGGGCGGAAAGCCCCACTATTTCGTGGACCGCCGGGACCAGCTGACCGTCTGGGAGGACGCGGCGACCCTTGAACCGGACAAAATGACGAAGGAGGAATTAAAGAAGGCCTTGAAGGACCTCCTGGAAGCCGCCCAGGTTCCAAACACAGCCATCCACGAAAACAAGCCGCAAGTTTCAGCAGACCATCCCACGATGAAGCCGGTCAAGCTTGTGGGCCGCTTGATTAAGAACAGCACCCGCCCCGGGGAGATTGTAGTGGATATTTTCGGGGGGAGCGGAACCACCCTAATAGCGGCGGACCAGCTCGGGCGCGCCTGCTTTACCGTAGAGCTGGACCCGCAATATAGCGACGTTATCATCAAGCGCTGGGAAAAGCAGAGCGGGGAGAAAGCGCAGCTTATAGGGAACTACGTAGCCGCCCGTGGGAGATAGGCAACACCGAAAAGACCCGGCGAAATCACCGCCCAGCGCCGGAAAAACACCGTAACGAATCATGGCAAACAAAGCACCAAATACCGAGGGACTCCGCCCCCCGTGGAAGAAAGGCCAGAGCGGGAACCCCGCCGGGCGGCCAAAGAACCACGTCGGGGACACCCTTAAAACGCTATTCGGGAAAAGCGCCCGGAAGCTTTACAATTTGACACCCCAGGAGCTGGACACCTGGGATGCCGCTTTAATTTCCCTTACAGACAGCCAGCTGAAAGCGCTAATTCAGATGGAAAGCGTCCCTTCATACCCAAAGAACCAGGCCGTGGCCATTCTTACAGACATGAAAAACGGGCGCACCACCACCGTGGAACGCCTTGCAGACCGGCTCTATAACAGGCGCAACCCGAAACGGGTCGAGCTTACAGGGAAGGACGGCGCGGACCTGGTGGCCCCGCGCGTTCTCACGAAGGAGGAAGCCGCCGAATTCTTAGACAAACTGAACGAAGAATTTTAACCGTTGGAGACGTACAGGGACATAGATTTAACAAAGACCTGGGTGATGCAGGGAACGCTCCACTTTACGCGCTACTTCTTTAAGAAGCTTTACAAGCGTAAATTTATAGTGGGCGACCACCACAAAGCCATCGCCGGGGCCCTTGACCGCGTTCTGAAAGGCGAAATTAACCGCCTTATCATCAACGTGGCCCCTCGTTACGGAAAGACGGAATTAGCTATTAAGAACTTTATAGCGGAAGGCTTTGCGATAAACCCGGCCGCCCGTTTCATTCATTTGTCGTATAGCGACGACCTGGCCCGCGATAATTCCCGGGGGGTTCAGCAGATTATGCGCTCGGAGGAATACCGGGCCATGTTCCCGCAGGCGCAGCCCACCAGCGTAAGCACCCGCAAGTGGGAGACCCGGGCCGGGGGCGGTATGTACGCAATTTCCAGCGCCGGACAGGTTACAGGCTTCGGAGCCGGTATCGTAGACAAAGAGGACGATGAGGAACTGGCCGACGAAGTAGCAGCCCTGGACGAATTCGCAAGCTTGAACGCGGACGGCTTCGGGGGCGCTATTGTAATAGACGACCCCATCAAGCCGGACGATGCCCGCAGCGAGCAGATCCGCGAGAAGATAAACCAGAAATTCGAGACCACCATCCGAAACCGTACCAACAGCCGCAAAACCCCGATTATTATAATCATGCAGCGGCTGGACGATAACGACCTGTGCGGCTACCTTCAACGCCTTGAACCGGACGTCTGGACGGTTATAAAGCTTCCAGTTATTCAGGAGGACCCGGAGACCGGCGAAGAAAAGGCGCTGTGGCCATTCAAGCACACCCTCGAGGAACTACACGCGCTGCGCGAAAAAAACGCTTTTGTGTTCGATACCCAGTACATGCAGAACCCCCGGCCGCTTGAAGGCCTGATGTATGAACGGGGCTTCCGCACCTATTCAGAGGTCCCGGCGACGAAATACCGGAAAATTAAGAACTACACGGACACGGCGGACACAGGAACGGACTATTTGTGCTCCATTACCTACGTGGAAACGGATATCGCAAACTACATTCTTGACGTTTACTACACGGATAAGCCGATGGAAGTAACAGAGACGGAGACCGCCCGCCGCCTTACAAACTACGGCGTCCAGGAAGCCATCATCGAAAGCAATAACGGCGGCCGCAGCTTTTCCCGCAAGGTAGAGGAAATCTGCCGGAGCATATACACGAACCGAAAAACGAGCTTCCGCTGGTTTTTCCAGGACAAAAACAAGAATGAAAGGATCTTCCACAATTCCAACGAGGTCCAGAATTTAACGTATTTCCCGGAGGGCTGGGAGCACATGTGGCCCAAGTTCTACGAAGCAATAACGCATTTTTCCAAGAAAGGAAAGAACGCCCACGACGACGCACCGGATGCCCTGACGGGAACGGTCGAGTTCAGGAAGGACGCGGGACGCATGAGCGCCGTCGGCGTATTCCATTAAAGCAAGTTAAACCCTCAAAAATAGAGACACCATGCCAGAAGAAAAGAGCACAACCACCCAGGAACAGCCGGTCGTCAGCCTTGCGGACCTGCTTAAGGGAACCGACTACAACGCCCTGGTCGAAGAATTAAAAAAAGGGCGGCTTGACGCAGTCCCGGACGCGGAACTGTTCAAAAGACAGCTCGAACCCGAGAGCCACGATGTTATGGACTTTAGTAAGCGACCGGACCGCTGGGTCAAAACGGACGCTTCCGACCCGAACCAAAGCAGCGGGGATGAGGATGACGCACACGCCGGGCACGTTATCCAGGTAACAACCGCCACGGACGGAACCGTCTGGCGGCGCGAGAAGGTCGCCCGCGTAGCGGTCGCCTTGCAGAAGCTTATCGTTAAGAGGGCCGTCGCCTTCCTTTTCGGGAACCCGGTACAGCTTGACGCGGATCCGGAGAAAGGGACCCAGGAGGACCAGGTGCTGCAGGCCTTGAAAAAGGCGCTAAAAAAGACCAAAAGCAAAACCCTGAACCGCAAGATCGCCCGCCAGATATTCAGCACCACGGAAGCGGCCGAACTTTGGTACGTCGTCCCGGACCCGAATAACCACCTTTACGGCTTTGAAAGCAACTTTAAGCTGAGAACGGCCATCTTTTCGCCGCTTAAGGGGGACACGCTATATCCCTACTTTGACGAAACCGGCGACCTGATCGCCTTTTCCCGCGCTTTCAGCATAACGGACGCGGACCAGGTCGAACACAAATATTTTGAAACGTACACGGCGGAAGCAACGTACAGGTGGGCGGAAAAAGACGGGAAGTGGGCCCCTGTTGAAGGATATCCCAAAAAGAACCCCATCGGCAAAATCCCGGTTATTTACGGCAGGCAGCCGGAGACGGAGTGGGCGGATGTTCAGGGCCTTATCGACCGGCTGGAAAAGCTGCTTTCCAATTTCGCGGAAACGAACGACTACCACGCAAGCCCGAAGATCGTAACGAAGGGCAATATAGTCAGCTTTGCAAAGAAGGGCGAAGCTGGGGCCGTTATTGAGATGGATCCGGACGGAGACGCGCACTATATGACCTGGGACCAGGCCCCGAATAGCGTAAAGCTTGAAATAGAGACCTTGCTGCGCTTGATTTACACCATCACGCAGACCCCGGACATCAGCTGGGACAGCGTAAAGGGGCTGACCGTTTCCGGCGTAGCCTTGCGCCTTATGTTCATGGACGCGCACCTGAAGGTCGAGGACAAAATGGAAGTTTTCGGGGACTACCTACAAAGGCGCTATTCGGTTATTCAAGCTTTCCTGAAACACATGAACGCCGGAAACGCAGAATTCGGAAAGGCTTGCGACAGCCTGACCGTAGAGCCCATCGTAAAACCCTACATGTTGGAGGACGAAAAGGAAAAGGTGGAAATCTTGCTGGCGGCCACCGGCCAGAAGGCCATCGCTTCCAGAAAGAACGCCGTCCAGCGCCTGGGGTGGAGCGACGACGTAGACGCGGAGGTCGCAGACATAGAAGCGGATGAAGAAACGGGCGCTTTCCAGGACATTACGGAACCGACCCTATAAAGTCCCCGCCGAAATCGTAAAACGCCCGGAAACGGCACAAAAGCGGCCGTTCCGGGCAAATTCCAAAGCATTATGGGATATATTGAACCGAAATTCAACGTAAACGAGATTATGGCGAAGCTGGGCCGCCTTGCAGAGATAGTCCCCCAGGCCGTAGCCGAAGCCTTCCAGCTCACGCTGGTAGAGATAGCGGCGGAAGCCCGGGAGCTTAACACGTACCAGGACCAAACAAGCAACCTCCGGTCTTCCATCGGTTACGGGATTTACATAGACGGGGAACCCTTTGCGGAGGAATACATGGCAGCCGGGAACGGGACCGGCGACGGCTCCCACGGACAGGCCCGCGCCCGGGAGACCGTAGAGGAAGTGGCGAAGCAATACCCGGACGGCATAGTCGGCGTAATTGTAGCCGGGGAGGGTTACGCCCTTTACGTTGAGTCCAAAGGCTACGACGTTCTGACCGGCCCAGCCAGCCACGCCCAGGAGATCCTGGACCGGAATATAAAAATCGTTATGGAGGAATTAACAGCAGCAGCGGCAAATGGCTAAAAAAGCGAATATTACCCCGCACACGTTGGAGACGTATGCAATAGTAAGCAAGGTCGAACGGCGGCTTACTGACCTATACGGCAGCACCTACCAGGGCGTCCTGCAGCTTTCGCAGGTCCGGAACGCAATAGCGGCCGGGCAGCCGTTTACGTTTGAAAAGAACCGGCCGGAAACGAAGGCGCTAATAAAGTCCCTGGACACATTGAGCCAGCGCGTAGACCGGCTCCTGCAGGATAGCGTAACGCTGGCCTGGCAGAAGGGCGAGGACAGCGTAACAAACGCCTGTTATTCAGCTTTCGGGCGGACCGCCGCCGGGCGGGATGCCGTCCGGGCTATTGCAGACCGGGCCCGGGAGGATCTACGCGGCCGGGGCGTTTCCGCCGGGGCGTTCTATACCCAGAAGCACGGCGGCCTGAACATTTCGGACCGCGTCTGGGGGAATTCCCTATTTGCGAAGCAGGAAATAGAAGAAATCATCCAGCAGGGCATCCTCCAGGGAAAGAGCGCCGACGAAATAAGCCGTTCCGTCCGGGGCTACCTTAACAACCCCTCAAAGCTTTTCCGCCGGGTACGGAATAAGGAGACAGGGGAACTCGAGCTTTCCAAGAACGCCAAGAATTACCACCCGGGCCGGGGCGTTTACCGTTCCAGCTACCAGAACGCGCTGCGCCTGGCCCGTACAGAGGTAAACGCGGCTTACAGGCGGGCGGAGTGGGAGAGCTACCAGAATAACCCGCTTATTACCGGCTACCGGATTGAGCTGAGCAACAACCACACAACCACCATCAAGGGGAAAAAGGTCGTTTTGCGGGATATTTGCGACGACATGGCCGGGGAATACCCTAAGACCTTCCAGTGGACCGGCTGGCATCCCCAATGCCGCTGCCGGATGGTCCCTATTTTCATAAAAGAAGGCGACTTCCGGGCACGGATCCGGGCGCTGGCCGCCGGAAAGCTTGACGAATGGAAGGCCAGCAACACCGTAACGGAGCCCCCGAAGGCCTTTACTGACTGGGTGGCAGAGAACGCGGACCGCTTGAAGGCCGGGAAGCAAATGCCCTACTTTATAGCGGATAACTACGTCGGCGGCGACCCGACAAAAGGCCTGGTAAAGAGTATTTCCAGCTTGAAGCAGCAGGTCCAGCAGAGCAAGAAAATAGAACCCGTTACGGAGTACGATGCAGAGCTGGCGCAGCTTGAAACCTGGTCGGCTACGTTTGAGCTTGACACCACGCAGGCAAGGATCCTGCGCGAAGCGGGCGACAAAGCCGGGCTTAAGAAGGAAATAGACCGGCTCCAGGAGCTATGGCAGGACCGCAGCGCGGACTGGTCTGCGGCGCGTACCCGGTTACGCATATTCGCGGAGCAGTTGAAGCCCTGGCCGGAAACCTTTGCGAAATACGGGGCTATTCTTGATGAACTAACAATGAAAAGCAAGGGGCCCACATGGCGCGAAGCACTTGTGCGGCTCCGGAACGCTTCCAACCAGGCAAAGGCGGACTATGCCCGCCTGAACGAAGAAAAGAAGCGGAAAGAAGCAGAGGAAAAAGCGAAGCAGGCTAAAGAAGCCCCGAAAAAGGACGTAGTCCCGGAGGAATTAAAGGGAACGGGGTGGCTTAAGGAAGGCGACAAACCGCTGGATCCGGAATTTTGGAAATACGTAGACCCGGACCACCCGATCCCCGTAACAATAAAGGACGGAACCGGCTATTATAGCCCCAGCGAAAAGCGCGTATATATAGACAAAGACTGGCGCTATCAAAAGTCCCCCTGGTTCAGGCGGGGGCTGGTTTACCACGAATTCGGACACGGTATCGACTTCCAGAGGGACCTGCGCATGAGCAAGGAAGTCGCCACAATACGCGAAGCCCAGCGTAAGCGGCTTTTAGAGCGCGTCCCGTTCTATAAGAAGGAGATGGAGCTGGCGGTGGACCCAGTAACAAAGACCGGAAAATGGGTTTACAAATACACCCCGGCGAAAGTAGCCAGGGCGGACGCTATCTGCAAGCGGGTGGACGCAGTAAACCAGAGAATCCAGGCCATGAAAGAAGAAACCTTTAACCGGCTATTCCCGGGAATAACGAAGCGAGATATAGCAGAGCAGGTCCTGGCCATGAAGGACACTATAAAGAGCTTAACGCCGTCTTACGGGGAAGGACACAGCACGGCGTATTTTCGCGGGCCTTACAATAAGGAAACGGAATGGCTGGCCCACTGCTTTGAAAACAAATTTGCAGGAAACAGGATCTTCCAGAAGTACATGCCGGAAGAATACAAAGAAATGATCGCTTATATAGAGAGCTTAAAGAAATACTAAGCTTTAGCCAGATATAGAGCGCCGTCCAGGATATCGCCCACGAATTCGGCCCCTTCGGGGGCCTTTTCGTTATTCCCAGGGTAAACGGCGACGAATTCCCGCTTTTGAAGCAGGGCTTTACGGAGCCACTGCCCCGCCTTTTTCGGGGAGGGTTCAGCGTAGCGAAGCAGCTGCACAGCTTCCAGGGCTTCCGGTTCAGCAGCACAGGCGAGGAACCCGGAAACAAGCTCCTCGTTTGGAAGTTCAGTAACAGGCCTGGGCTGCCCGTTGATTTTGATGCGCGGGGTCTTCATATAATTACACTTTGCCGCAAGTGTACAAAGAAAATGCGAGACGTCCAAATCTTCCGCCGGTTTTTTGATTGGAGCCCGGCGTATTAGACTACGTTATTTTTTGCGGATTTTGCCTGTGTGCCACGTTTAGGGTCGGGGTGGTACAAGTTATTAGCCGGAAGTTTCGGGGCGATTTTAGGGCCGTTTCTGGCCTTCCTGTGGAAAACTTTATAAAAACCCGCCTTTTTTGCCCGTAACAAGTATTACACTAATACGCTATTTTTGCGGAAAGTTTCTTAAATACGCTTTATAATGAATTTATACGAACAAATCCTCGCGTTACTTGTAGCAAAGTTTCAAGGCACGCGCAAAGACGGGCTCGAAGTTCTGGCGCGAGCGCTTAGCCAGACGAACGAAACCATCGAGGAAGCCCAGGCCGTAGTCAATAAAATGACGCCGGAGAAAGTAGCAAGTTTCATTAAAGACTGGCGAAAGAGCGCAGACACCGAAATCCAGAAGGCAAACCAGACCTACGAAAACGGCCTTAAAGAAAAGTACGAATTCGTGGAGAAAAAGCCCGGCGAACCGAAGCCGACCCCACCGGCAGGAGAACAGGGGCTGACTGTCGAAAAGATTACGGAGATCGTAAACGCAGCCGTGACCAAAGCAACCGCCGGAATTTCGGCGCAGGTTGATGGCATCACGGGCGCGCAGCTTCTCGCGCAGCGCAAGGCGCAGCTGGAAGGTATTTTCAAGGACCAGAACCTCCCCGAAGCTTTTAAGAAAGCAATTCTTGACGGCTTCGAGGGCCGCACGTTCAAGGACGATGAAGCCTTCAATACCTACCTGACCCAGCAGAAAGAAAGCGTGGCGAGCTACGCAAAAGAAATTGCAGATGCAGGCCTGGCCGGTTCAGGGGCTCCCATCTTTGGGAAACCCGGGCAGGACGGAGTCAGCGCCGCAGTAGCAAGCTACATCAAGGACAAAGCCGACGCGGCCAAAGGAGAAGGCCAGGCCCTGGGCGGCAAAAGTATTTAACACCTAAAAGCAAACGCAATGTTTACCATCGAACGCAAGAAAGACAGCCGCATCGTGCGCGCTTTCGTTCATAAAGTGGCCGACATTCCCAACGGCGTAACCGTAGCCACCACCGACCTGGTCGGCGGCGGTATTCTGCCCGAAGGAGCCGTTATCGGTAAGGACGCGGAAACGGGCGTATATCACCTGATCAAGACCGCCACCCTGGCCGCAGCAGCTTCCAACAGCGCAGTGACCTACACCGTAAAGAAAGGCCACCACTTCAAAGTCGGCGACTTTGTAAGCGCGGGCATCGGTAAAAAGGCCTACGCCATTACCGCCATCGCCACCAACGCCACCGACAGCACCTGCGACGACATCACCGTCGGCACAACGCTGGGTGTTGCTATTGCAAAAGGCGCGGGCCTGGTACAGGCAGCCGCCGAAGCTTCCGGCAACACTTCCGCCCTCAAGTATTCCGCCCCTTATGCCGTAGTCGGCGACGGCTACAACGTTAAGGCCGGAAGCAACCTTTTCGTGAACGCCTGGCTTATCGGCGTAGTTAAGGAGGCCTGCGCCCCCGCAACCCCCGCCGACCTTAAGGCCAAAGTTCCCGGTATTCAGTACATCTAAACCAATAGGAGGAATTAAGTATGATACAGACCCTCATGGTCGGCCTGACCGAAAAAGACATGCAGGCAGTTGTAAAAACTTACAACTTTAACCCCTTCTACTGGCCCACCCTTTTCCCGCTTAAGCAGAACTTGACGCTTTCCTGGAAGGCGCTCGAGCGCCAGGCCGGGGTCCGCGTAGCGGCCGACATCGTAGCAAGGGGCGCAACCCTTGACCCCAAGACCCGCGCCGCCCTTAACAAGCTGCAGGGAGACATCCCCAAGATCGCCGTAAAGCGCGTAAAGGAGGACGAAGAGCTGGACGAATACGACATCCTGAAAGCCCTTGCAGGCAGCGACACCAACGCGCAGGCGCTTATCGACGCCTGGGCAGAGGATACCCAATTTTGCTGGGACGCAGTAGCGGCCCGCATTGAGTGGATCGCCCTGCAGAGCATTTCCCTGGGTAAGGTTGTTTTGACCAACGAAAACAACGTCGGCCCGCTTTCCGAGTTTAACGTGGACTACGACATCGACAGCCACAAGAAAGGCTTTGCCGCTAACAGCGCAAGCTGGGACAACGCAGCCGCCAAGCCTATCTCCGTAGACTTCCGCGCCATCGTTGAAGCAGCCCGCGCAGAGCAGATCAACCTGCGCCACGCCTTCATGAACGTAAAGACCTTCGCCAAGTTCGCAGAGAACGAGGAAGTAAAGAAGATGTCCGCGAGCTTCGCGCAGAACATTCTGGGCGTAGCTTTCACGCCTACCGTTCAGAACGTAAACGTGGCCCTGAATTCCCTTGCATACCTTTACGGCTTGCAAGTCCACGTTATCGACCAGACCATCACCATCGAACTCAAGGACGGGACCCAGGTCACCGGCAACCCGTTTGCAGACGACGTGGTCCTGTTCAGCGAGGACACCGTGATGGGCAACACGTTCTACCGGATCCCGGCAGACTACCGCCTGCAGGGGAGCGCCGCAATTAAGGCCCTTAACGGTCCTGTTTGTATTAAGAAGTTCGCCACCGAGGAGCCCGTCTCCGAGGTTACGCAGGGCATCGCCAACGCTTTCCCCGCCTGGCTTTCTTCCGGCCGTTCCTTCCTTCTGGACGTTACCCACAACGCCTGGTCGCACTAATAGACACCACCGGCCGGGGCGGTCCCCGGCGGAAACCCACGAAGCCCGTCAAACCGCCCCAACCTTTTAACCATTTATTCAGCAGCAAATGACGTACAGAGAATGGATGACGAAAACCGGCGCGCGCTTCCAGATATCCGCCGACGACATAGACCTGATTTTAACAAACCAGGCGGAGACGATACCGGACGCAGACGCACAGGTGGACGTAAGAACCGCGAAAACGGCCCTTTGCAAAGAATTCGCAAGCATCATCCCGCTGGCGAATATTTCCGAAGGGGGCTATTCCATTACCTGGAACTGGGACGCGCTTAAACTTTGGTATTCGCAGACCTGCGCAGAATTAGGCCTGGACGACGTTACGAAGCCGAAAATTCGTAATAAAAGTTTCGTATGGTAAGAACTACGTACCAATACCCGCAATTCCTTTACGCCTTCCAGGCAGGCGAAGCGACCCAGAACGAGAACGGAAGCTTTGTACAAAGCGTCGGTTCCTGGGTCCTTCAATCCGCCTGCAGGGAGGAAACGAACGGAAAGGGCACAAAGATACAGCTGACCAATAGCGAAGAATACGTCTACGCCGCGCTTATTCAGATACCGGTCGGAGCCGCGAAAATACCGGAAGGGACCAAGATAGCCGTAACGACTTTCGAGGTAGAACCGGAATATTTGAGCGATGAAAACTGGCTGCAGGAAAGCGCCCGCACAGGGCTGGTCCGCATAACCGGCAAAGTTGCGAAATACGACGTCGGCCGCCTTCATAACCGCTGCTGGATTTAACACGTAACGCAAAGGAAAAACGCTATGCAGAGTATAGAGCTGGACGATATCCTGTACAGGATTTTAACGACTTCCGCAGAAGTAACCGCCGCTATTAACGGCGGGGTCTACGTTTTGGGGGAGCGCCCGGACGGTTCCAAGCTTCAAGACATAGTAATCAACACCCTCACGAACAGCGGGGAAAGCCGCCCGCAGCTTGCGACGTCGAACGTGAATATACACGTTCCCGACCAGGAAGTCAGCATCGGCGGACAGCCCCAAAGGAAGGCAGACCGGGAGACCTTGCGGCCGATTATTGCAGCCGTAAAGCGCGCCCTGAAAGCCGCCGTTATTGAGGGCTTGACAATACGCCTGGGCGCGGAGAACGTAATCCGCGAGACGCAGGCCCCGGAGCACTACGCAAATATAAGGGTTGAATGGTTTATCGCCGGAACAAACGAGTAATTCAGTATTAACACCGTAACACACACAGACATGTCGAAGCACATTTATACTCTGGGCCTTTCCAAGATTGAGACCGGAGACGTCGCCGCCGACGGCGGCATGGGGGCAACCCTTGCGCAAGACGGCTACACCTACCAGGACACCTGCCAGATGGTTACGAACGATCCTACTACTACGGACTTTTTCGCCGAGGAAGTAGACGACCCCGTCGTGAGCATTGAGCGGGCCGGAACTATTCAGTTCAACTGGAGCCTGATGGACCCGAAGCCAGACACCCTGGTCAAGTATTGCGGCGGCACCGCTTCCAAGAGCGCTGAAGGCCTGGAAGAAAATGACGTTTGGGAGCCCCCGACTACCGCCCCCGTCATTGAGAAGTCCGTCCGCATTACGCCCCAGCAGGGCCTGAAATTCGAGATCCCCCGCCTGCGCATCCGCGCAAAGCTTAACGGCAACTTCAGCAAGACGGCAATGCTGCTGCTTGAAGTTCAGGGAACGGTCCTCGTTCCCGAGAAGGAGAACGTAAAGAAGCTGAAAGCTTCCCTCGTTTCCAATTCCTAAACCGCCGGGGGAATCCCGCCGTAATTATTGTGGTTGCAAGCCCCCGGAAATTCGTTTTTAGGGGCTTGCTTTTTCACTTACTAAAGAGAACTACCAATGGCAGAAGAAAACGCAAGAGAAGCCGCGGAAAGGACCCTCCAGGAGCTGGAACGCGACGAATTGAGCCTTATGATCCAGCGGGGCGTAAAATTCCACGTTTCCCGCAAGGTCTACAAGCGGGGCCGGGGCCTTCTGGGCTATTTCCAAAGACACCCGGAGACGGTAACGGAAACTTTCGTTATTCAGGAACCCACGCTTAACACCCTGGACCGCTTGACGGAGATATGGGTGGACATGCCGCTGCCCGAAGCGGAGCTTACAAGCCCCGGGACGGCCATCGGCGCAGCAAAGAGGGTCGCCCGGGAGAATACCCGCCGGATGGCCCGAATCGTAGCAATAGCGGTCCTGGGCGAAGATTACTACTACACCACCCAGGAAGCGAACGGAAGGATCCGGCAGCGGACCGACGACAAAGAGCTGGACCGCTTAACGGACCTTTTCGCGCACAGCATAAAGCCGTCCGACCTTCGGGGGCTTTCCCAGACGGTCACGAATATCGCCAATTTAGCGGATTTTATCGCCTCTATGCGATACATGAGCGGCGCAAAAACGACTCAACCGATAGCGGATCGTATAGAGTAACCGGGCTTAAAAGCCCCCACGGCCGCCGGGGTTCGATTTGCGCCCACTTCGGCTGGACGTTGGACTATTTGCTGCACGGAATTCCGTGGGCGACGGTTCAGAGGATGATCGTGGACGCGCCCAGCATTGAGCAACAGGACGCAGAGAACCCGGAGCCGGTCGCAATTACGCAGGATAACGCGCAAGACATTTTGAACGCAATAAATAAGCTTAACAGATGAGTGTAAACATAGGCTCGCTCGAATTCGAGCTTTTGGCAAAGAACGGCCAAATAAACGAAGCCCTGGACGAAACCGGCAAGCGAATACAAGGGCTTTCCGACGCTTCCGTCAAGAGCGGCGAGAATATGGAAGCCAGCTTCCAGAAGGCCGCCCAGGATATAGAGAAAACCTGGGGGCAGCTTGACGTAATAGAACGGACCCTTTCAGGAAACGCGAAGGACCTGGCCCGGCAGTACGCAGAAGTTCAGGCGAAGCTGAAAGCCGTCCAGGGGACCAATAACACCACCGTCACCGAAAAAGAGGTCTACGCGCTTCGAGAGCAGGCGAAGCAGCTGCGCGAAGCCATCACCCTGAACGAGCAGGCCCGGAAGCAGTACGAGGAACAGGCCGCCGCCCTTCAAAAGACGGAAGCCGCCCTGGAAAAGACAAAGCAGCAGACCGAGAACGCCGCGACCGCCCAGAACAGCCTGCGCACCCAGATGCGCAAGGTGGTCGAGGAATTAGCCCGTATGGAGGAAGCCGGGCAGCGCGGAACGGAAGCTTACAGGAAGCTCCAGCAGGAAGCGGGCCGCCTTACAAACGCGATGGGCGACGCGCAGATGCAGGCGAAGATCCTGGCGCACGATAACGCGGGCCTGCAGGGCGTTATTAGCGCCGTTTCCGGCGTGGCCGGGGCCTTTTCCGCCGCCCAGGGCGTTATCGGCCTTTTCGGGGCGGAAAACGAGAATTTGCAGAAAACGATGCTCAAGGTCCAGAGCCTTATGAGCATAACGATGGGCCTGCAGCAAGTAGCGAACACCCTAAACAAAGATAGCTACTTTTCTGTCGTTATCTTGCAGCGCATCCGGGCGAAGTATAACGCCGAGCTTGCAAAGAGCACCGGAGCCCTGGCGGCCACCGCAACGGCGCAGACCGCAGAGAACGCGGCCGCCGCAGCCGGGACCGTAGCGAACACCGGCCTGGCCGGGGCCTTTAGGATGGTCGGCGCAGCTATTAAGAGTATTCCAGTATTCGGGTGGATAGCTGCCGGAATCGGCGCTATTGTAGCCATCGCCGGGAAATTTATCAGCAAGGCAAAGGAAGCAAAGAAGGCCGCCGCAGACTTCCGGTCCGCAGTTGCAGACAACGCCGCTGGCGCGATAGGTTCTATAACGGAGCTTTCCCAGGCCTGGAACGGGCTCGGGGATAACTTGAAGGCAAAAGAGAAATTCCTGAAGGATAACGCGGACCGCATTAAGCAGCTGGGGGTCGCCGTAAACGGCGTAAAAGACGCTGAAAAGCTTTTCCAGAATAACGCGGAAGCCTACGTTAAGGCCCAGATGGCCAAAGCTAAGGCGGACGCTTACAGGGCGCTGCAGCAAGACAATTTGAAAAAGTCCATCCAGTTGCAGCAGGAAATCGACACCATGCCGGACAGGGTAACGCAATATACCCCGGGCGGCATGTTCGGTGGCTCCGTAGCCTACGAGACCGACAACAGCGCGAAAAAGAAAAAACAGCAGGAACTGGCCGACTTGCAGGCGACCATCGAAAAGGGCTATGCGGACGCGACCGCCGCAGAGCAGGAAGGCCTGCGCATCTTGCAGGCGGCCGGGCTTTCGCTTTCCGGATCCGGCGGGAACGGCGGCGGAGGTTCAGCTGCAGAAAGCCGCGCGGAAAAGTTCAAGAAAGAGCTCGAGGACAAAAAGAAGGCCTACGACCAATTTAAGCAGTGGGCCGCATCTTCCGACCAAATCATCCGGGACGCAGCGGCGGAGCAATACGCGGAGCTTTTGAAGGGCGGGGAGAATTACGTGGAATACCTTAAGAACCTCCGGTCCCAGCTTACAGAAGCGATGCACGGCGAAGGCACGAAGGAACAGCAGGAGCAGCTGGCCGCCATTAACACCGCCATCGCGGAGGAAACGAAGGGGGCCGCCCTTGCAGAGTTCAAAGCCGCCCTGCAGGAGCAGATCGACGGGGCAAACGGAATTCTTGACGTTCTGGACATTATAGCCCAGCGCCGGAAAGAGCTGGAAGGCGACGACTCCGAGCTGGCGAACCAGGAGCGCGCCACCCTTGACGACGCAGAAGGCGACGCAGTAGAGCGGCAGAAGGAGCAGACAACCGCCCTCCTGGAGCAATACGCGGACTATTTGGATAAAAAGGTCCAGATGGCCGCCGACTACCAGGCCGACGTGGCCCTGCTTGAAAAGGCCATGACGGAGACGGAGGACAAAGAGGAAAAGGAGCGGATCCAGCGCGCCATCGACAACCGAAAGCGGAAGTATGACCAGGACACCGGCGAGGACTACGACGCCCTGCTGGAAGAATTCGGCAGCTTCCAGGAAAAGCAGGCGCTCATCGAAAAGGAGTATGAGGAAAAGCGGGCAATCGCCAGAGTTGAAGCAGCCCGGACAGGAAACACCGCCCTCCTGGACGCAATAGACGAAGCCGAACAAAAGGCCATCAGCAAGCTGGCCGCCGAGACCTTGCAGGCTTCCGAACAATGGGCGGAGCTTTTCGGGAACCTTGACGAACTAACAGCCACCCAGATCCAGGACCTGGTGTCGGAAATTGACAAGCAATTTTCCACACTTTCCGGCGTATTCAACCCGATAGACCTGAAAGCCGTCCGGGACAAATTGAACGAAGCCCGGGAGGTTCTGAACCAAGAAAACCCCTTCGCGCAGATGGCCGCCAGCTTGCGGTCCATATTCAACAACGCCAGCAAAGACAGCAAGACCAGCGCGAAAGACATAAAAAAGAACTGGAAGCAGCTGGGCGAAAGCACCGCCGCAAGCTTCCAATTCGTAAGCGACGCAATAGACAGCTGCGGCCCCTTGAAGGACGCAATAGGCGATGTCGGCGCAACCGCCATATCTTCGCTGGCCAGCACGGCGGCCGTAGCCGTAGCCGTAGCGACGGCCATAAAGACGGCCGAAAAGGCCTCCGTTATTCTTGCGATTATTCAGGCGGCGCTGGTTGTAGTAAACGCCGTCGCGGACGTTATTAAGTCCATTTTAGGCAACCAGGACAAAAAGATCGAAGCGAGCATCCAGAAGCACGAACAGCAAATAAACCGGCTTTCCAACGCCTACAACCAGCTCAGCTGGGAAATAGACAAAGCCCTGGGCGAAGATTATTACAGGAAGCAGGGCGAAGCCATTAAGAACCTGCGGAAGCAGAACGCAGAGCTTCGGGAACAGGCCCGCCTGGAAGCTTCCAAAAAGAAGTCCGACTCCGACAAAATAGACGACTACGCCGAAAAGCAGAAGCAGAACCTGCGCGAGATTGAGGATATCATCCAGGAAATAACGGAGCAAGTAACCCAGACCACCGCCCAGGACTTCGCCGACCAGCTGGCCGACGGAATAACGGACCTTTTCGAGACGGGCATGAGCCGGTCCCAGATAAAGGCCACTTCCGAGAAGATCGCCCAGGAGATCATGGCGGCCGCCGTAAAGAACGCCGTAAGTAAGCAGTTCTTAACGGGCCCCTTGCAGGCCGCCATGAAGCAGCTGCAGGCCGCTATGGGCTTCGATGCGGAGGGGAACGGGACCTTTGACGGCTTGACCCCGCAGGAGCAGCAGGCATTTAAGGACCGCGTCCACGCGATAGCGGAGCAGTACGCAGAAGCTATGAAGGTCTACGAGGACCTTTATAAAGAGCTGGACGGGACGGACACCACCACCCTGGCGGGCGCTATTGCAGGAGCCAGCCAGGAAAGCATCGACCTGCTGGCCGGGCAAACGAACGCAGTAAGAGAGGGCCAGGTCACCACAAACGACCTCCTCCAGGAGCAGCTGGTCCACCTTGCGAGCATAGACGCAGGCGTGGCGGAAGCCACCAATATCGCCCGCAATATTTACAACCTTTTGAACGGAACGCCATCGCTTGCAACGGAGCTGAGGGCGCGCGGATTAACGCAGGACTAAAATGAAACTGAACAAAGAATTTGCACAGGCGGCAAAGGCCGCCGGAGTATGCCGGGAATGGTACGAACGGCTGCTCCAGACCGAGGACCCGGAAGGGCTTGCGGATATGTTCTTTAACGGCATAGACTTCTGCCTGAGCAAGGGGGTCCCGAGCTTGCAGAAGCTACGCGAGCTGGGCGCGGAATTCCTTAACCCGCGCGGGCTTTACATAGACCAGAAGGGCATCGCCCTGGGGAACGTTCCCCGGGCGGTGTTCTTTGGAGCTTGCGAGGGTTCCGCAGCCTACAACGGGATGGCCGTCGCACAGCTATACGCCACCGGCGACACGCAGCTCCACGTAATAGGCATCCACAAAGCCGCTATTACCGTGGACGCTTTCGACAATTCCCGCGTAACGGTTGAAGCCCGGGACGGCGCGCGAATTACCGTCTTCCAGTACGAAGGCGCACATGTTGAGACCATTACCGGCGAGAATGCGGGGACGGTCAAAGTCGTAGTTAAACACAAAAAAACATATTAGCAATGGCACTCGAAGAAAATATTATTTTGAACCTTCCTTTTGACGAATCGGCAGGATCCCGCACGGCTTATGACTACGCACCCGTCAGACACGACGCGTCCCTCAGCGAGACCGGGGCGGACTTTGTAGCAGGCAGACAGGGCAACTGCATAGAATTCGACGGAACCGGCCGCGCCGAAATTGAACACGATATCGTGAACTTTGCGGCGGACTTTTCCATGACGGCATGGATCCGGCGCAAGCAATTCCCGGACGGGCACACCGGCGGCAAAATAGGTGTATTTTTCAACTGCGCGGGCGTAGAGAACTACCGGGAAGCCTGGTACGACGTAAACCCCGAAACGTGGGGCTTCTGGGCCGTAGTAAAGCAGGCGCGCGAAGTTCGGATTTACCTGGACACGCAGCTGGTGGGAACGTTGGAGCTTCCGGCAAACCCGGTCGGCTTTGGCATGCTTCAAGACATTTACAGCACGGAAGATGGGTACGGCGACCTTGACGAAGTAAAGATTTACAACAAAGCGCTGACACAGGAAGAAATAACAGACCTTATTAGCACCGCCACCTCCCTGGAATACTACCTTAACGGCGTTAATTTCCGGGACTACGACGTCCGCGTCTCTTCCAGTAACGGCATCCTTGACCGCCCGGCCATTAAGAAGCCTTACAGCGTAGACTGGCCCAGCGAGCACGGCGAAGTCGTAGACTTGACCGGCCGCCGCTTTGAAGCCCGCGACATTACCCTGGCCTGCTTTATTCAGGCGAAGGGGAAAATCGACTTTGTAACGAAGCTTAACGCCTTCCTTGCGCAGTTCGACCCGGACGGAACGCAGCGCTTGATGATAGACATCCACCCGACGCGCCCGCTGGTTTACGAGGTTTACCTGCAGAACGCCGTGGCCATTTCCAAGCGCTGGAACGACAGCCTTATGGTGGGAACGTTTACGCTTAAGCTTAGGGAGCCGCAGCCGGTAAAGAGGGTGGTCCGCCACCAAATGACCGGCAGCGCAACGGCTACGCTTCAAATTACCCTCACTTCCAGCAAGCCGCTGGCTATTTACTGGGGGGACGGGGCCGTCTCCTACGACGTAGACGGCGAAGGCGTAACCATCGAACACACCTACGAGCAGGAAGGCATCTATTACGCCGTAATTGCGGGCGTGATTGAGCAAATAACGGACTTCGAGACAAACGGCATCGTGGTATGGAACAAATTTTAATAACACACCCGGACGGAACGCCCCTGCGCTTATTCAGCAAGGGGGCCGTTTCGGCGGTTACTTCCGCCACCCAGAAAAAAGTCTTTGCCGGGGCCGATACGGTAAACTTGACCGTACAGAGCGCCATGCCCCTGAACTTCCAGATCGGGGACAAAATACGAGCTTTCTCCGGCGAAACGTACACGCTTAACGCCCTGCCGACGGCCACAAAGACAGGCGCGCGCCGCTTTGAATACACCCTGACAATGGAGGGCCGCCAATACGAGCTGGTGGACGCGCAATGGCTTCTGCCAGATAACACCGTCCTGGACAGCTTTACGGGGACGCTTGCGACCTTCGGGGCTATTCTTGTAAGCAACGCGAACCGCCGCCAGCCCGGCCGCTGGATCCTGGGAACCGTCCCGGCCGATACGGCCTACAAAACGCTGACCTATTCAGGAAAGAACTGCCTGGAGGTTTTGTGGGACCTTTGCGAGCAATACGGAACGGAAGCGGAAATCATAGAGGATGCCACCGCCGGAACGCTTACTTTGAACTTCAAGCAGGTGGGCCAGGTTTTCCCGTTTACGTTCAAATACGGCGTAAAAGGGGGCCTTTACAGCCTGGCCCGGAAGTCGGTAAACGGAGCTTCCATCGTAACGCGCCTTTACGTTTACGGCGGGAATAAGAACCTTCCGACCGGCTACCGGTACAACCGCCTGTGCCTTCCTGGGATGACGAAAAACCAGAGCTACATCGAGGACGCGGATGCCGTAGCCAGATACGGACTCCGGGAAGCCCGGAAGGAGTATAACGACATTTTCCCGCAGCGTTACGGCAAAGTTACGGCGCTCGGGGCGGACGTTCTGACCTTTGCGGACAATACGATGGACTTCGACCTGACGGAGAAAGACCAACAGGGAAACACCCGGTGGCTCCGGGACGGCGTCCCGGCGAAGGTTCAGTTTACGACCGGCCAGCTGGCGGGCTACGCTTTCGAGGTGCAGAGCTACAACCACAGCACGAAAACCATCAAAATAAAGGCCTTCCAGGACTCCAGCGGCTACACGTTCCCGGACGCGGCAAGCGCCGCCCGGCAATTCGCCGTCGGGGATGTTTATTTTTTTACGGACATTCAGCTCCCGGACAGCTACGTCAATACGGCGGAGCGAGACACGCAGACACAGGGCGAAGCGGACTACAACAAAACGAAGGCCCCGCAAGCCACCTACGAACTGAACCTGGAAAAGCTTTTTTTGCAGCAATTCGCCTGGGAAGGGACGGAAGCCGCGCTTTTCCAGCCGGGCGACTATTTGACCGTACAGGACGATGACCTGGGCGTGGAGCGTTCCATCCGGATAAAGGAGATGACCCGCGACCTGCTGGACCCTTACAAATATAGCGTTTCCCTTTCCGATACCACCGTCCGGGCTTCCAGCATCGTCCGGGCCTTGACGGATATCGCGGACATAAAGGACGTAATAGAGACCAACGGGCTGGGCGACGTAGCAAGGGCCCGCCGTAATTGGATGGCAACGCAGGACGTTCTGGCTGCCGTATTCGACCCTGAAGGGGACTATTACAGCGACAAAATAAAGCCGCTTTCCATTGAGACCACGATGCTGGCCGTCGGAGCCAAAAGCCAGCAGTTTACGCTGGCGGGCATTACCTTTGAACCGAACTACAACGGAGACCAGAACGCCATCCGGGCAAGCGCGGGAATTCTGGTACACTTCGCCATCGAGGAAAACATCAGAACGTGGACAATTCCGGCCGTTTCCGTTTCAGGACTGACCGCCGGAACGGTTTACTACGTTTACGCCCGCTGCGCCCGTACAGGGACCGCCGGAAACATCATCATCGACGCAACCCAGAGGAAGGCTGACGCGGAAAGCGGGTATTATTATTTTCTTATTGGGACCCTTTCGAGCGCCATCACGGACGCGGACAACACCCGCACCGCCCGCGTCCTGGCGCTCACGTATGGCAGCAGCACCGTAAACGGCCGCTTTATTAAGACCGGCCGCATCCAGAGCAGCGGCGGCGGGGCGGCATATTTCGACCTTGACAACGGGGAGATCGGCGGGCGTATTAAGTTCACAGCTTCCGACGGATCCACAAAGAGCGTCTCCGACCTTGACGACATAGCACAGGAAGCAAAGGACTATATTAACAACACCCTGCCCGGCATCCTTGAAGATATCCAGGCGCAGCTGGACGGCCAAATCGAACAATTTTTTGAAACCTACGACCCGACAACCAGCAACCTGCCAGCGAGCGGATGGAGCGCCCAGGAGAAAGAGAACCACCTGGGGGACCTTTTCTATAACACCAGCAGCGGCAAGGTCTTCCGCTGGGTTAAGGAAAACGGAGCTTATAAGTGGCAGGAATTGAGCGACGCGGAGACCGCCCAGGCCTTGCAGCTTGCGAACGACGCGCTGGACCTTGCGCGCGAAAAGCGCCGTATTTTCGTAACTCAGCCGGTCCCGCCCTACGAGGTCGGCGACCTTTGGGTCCAGGGTTCAGGCGGGGACATCATGCGATGCAAGACCGCCAGAGCTTCCGGGAATTACAACGCTTCCGACTGGGAGAAAGCGAGCAAGTACACCGACGACACCGCCCTGCAGAACTTTATCCTGGGCGAATTCGCCAATACGACCGCAAGCCTGACGGAGCAAATAGACGGCAAGATCGAAACCTGGTTTACGGCTTCCGACCCTTCCAGCGCATGGGACACCGCCGCCCTGAAGGCGAAGCACGTCGGCGATATGTGGTATAATACGAGCGCGAAGCAGCTAAAGCGCTATACTTTGAGCGGGAGCACGTACAGCTGGCAGACCATCGAGGACACGACCGCCCTCCAGGCCTACGAGAATGCGAGCAAAGCGCAGGACACGGCGGACGGCAAACGCCGGGTCTTTGTGGCGCAGCCTACGACCCCCTACGACATAGGAGACCTCTGGCTGACCGGTAACAAGACGAACGGCGGAACGCTTAAGCGCTGCACCACCGCCCGGGCTTCCGGTTCTTTCATTTCCAGCGACTGGGAGGAAGCCGTGGCCTACGACAATACAAAGACCGTCATAGACGGGGGCCTGGTTACTTCGGGAACGGTTCAGCTTGCAGGCAGCGACACCACCATCAAGGCGGGCATCACCGGCAACGGCACGGCGGACACTTCCGTCCGCATCTGGGCCGGGGCTACCTTTGCGAACCGGGCAAATGCCCCGTTTAGGGTTCTGCAGAACGGCAAAGTGATAGCCACAAACGCCGAGATATCCGGAACCGTCAACGCAAACGCGGGCGTCTTCCGTAACGTTCAGATTAACGGCTCCAGCCGGTCGCCGTTTGTAGCAGCCGGGGACTCTTTCGATACAGAGTATAGCGACAACGTAGCAATGATCAGCGAAGGCGGAGGATGGGAATACGCCTATTCCCTGCCGTGGACCACAGCACAGAGCGGTCGCCGAATTACGCTGACTAACTACCGCTGGGGCTCCTCCTATTCCGAAGGCGTAAGCAGTATTTCCGCGCCAGCCGGTAAATACTTCTTTGAAAACGGCATCCAGAAAAGCACGCTAAAGCTTTCCAGAGAAGCCGTGGTCCTTCTGGGATACGGCACAAGTTCCCAGTTTTACGGCTGGATAGTTCTGCTCCGCGTAGACCTTATGACCTCATACAGATACGGGCGCGGCTTTAAGGTTATGGCTATGGGATCCGTTACTTTTAATAGCAGCAACAATCAGCTGAGCGTAAGCGCTAAGACCTTCGACGGGTCCACCATAACGGCAACCAGGAATGGGATGGGCCTTTATACACTAAACCTCCCGTCTTCATGGTTCAACGCCGCAAGCGACGTTTTTTTCATGGGAATAGCAAAGGGCTACGTTTCGGGAAGTAGTAGCAGCCCGAACAAACTGACATTATTAAGCACCACACGCACAACGGTCCAGATTGTACTCAGCGACGACACCACTGCAAACGACGGTAATTTTGTATTCTTTATCAGTAACAGCAATGACTGGATCTATTAACCGGGGAACGAATTATTAAAAAGTTTTTGACAAGACCGTATTACACTAATACGAAATAGTTACTTTTGTACAAATTTTTAATTCAGTAAGCACATGGAAAAAACCAGAAGCGGAGAAATGCCCAGCGCCCAGATCGGAAAGATGGGAGAAATAACGGGCCTTTCCGGGGCCAACTTCAAGATGGAAGTCGGCTTCAACATTAAAAACGACGGCGAAGCGGCGGTTTTCCTTGAAGTAAACCTTTGGGGAATGGAGCCCGGCGAATTCGTAAGCACACGTTTCGAGCCCGGCTGGAACCCCGAGATCGTCCGGGAGATTAAGCAGACCAGCCAGCAGGTCGCCCTGAAGTTTGGCTATTAAGCCGCAAGTTTAACCCTTTAACCCTTCAAGAATATGGGACTTTTAATCGGCGTGGGGAACAATAAGCCCTCTTTCCCCTATACGCAGTATTACGGCATCCAGAAGGACATGGGCGCAGCCGCAACGGCTTGCACCCGCGTAGGAGACGAAGCGCTCCACCGTTCCCTGCCCATTCAGAGCAAGATGCGCCGCTGCCTTCTGGCAGACGACGGGCACGTCGTAACCTACCTGAACGCAGGCGACAGCACCAAGACCGACACCGGCGCAGCCGCAGACCTCACCGGCGCAAGCGGCCAGTACATGGTCGAGATCCCGAAGCACTACGTAAAATTTGAGCTTAACGGGACCATCTTAACGCTCCTTATGAGCGAATACAGCCTGCCGGGATTTATTCAGATCCCGAAGCATTACACCAGCGCCGTGGAAGCGACGGTCCAGCGCAGCACCAGCAAGCTGGCGGCCGTTTGCAACACTACGGCGGACTACCGGGGCGGCGGCAACCACGCAGCAAAGGACGGCACGGACGCAACTGAACTGGGCTTCCCGGCCACTTCCATCAGCCTCACGAATTTCCGCAACTACGCCCACAACAGGGGCGCGGGCTGGAATAACTACTTTTACGGAGCCCACAAGGCCATCTTCTGGCTGTACGTTTGCGAATATGCGAACTTTAACTGCCAGCTTGCATTTAACGCCAACCTGGACGGCAACGGCTTCCACCAGGGCGGCCTGGGCCCCGGCGTTACGGAGGTAAACAGCAGCCAGTGGAGCGCCTTTAACGGCTATAACCCTATCGTCCCCTGCGGAGCCACCAACAGCCTGGGCAACGCTTCCGGCGTAGTAGACTACGCCCTGCCCGCCAGCTTTGGCAACGGTTCAGTAACGGTCCACGTTCCCAGCTACCGGGGTATAGAAAACCCCTTCGGCCATATTTGGAAATGGACGGACGGTCTGCTGGCTTCCATTCAGAGCGAAGCGGACGGAGGAAAGTCGCTGTTCTACACCGCGCCGGAATTCGAGCTTTCCAAATTCGCGTCTTCCATTACGGAGGACTACACACTGCGCGGCGAGCTTCCGAGAACGGAAGGCTACGTTAAAGCCTTGCTTATCGGCGAACACGGCGAGATGTTACCGGCTACCGTCGGCGGCGGTTCTACTACCTACGTAGGGGACTACTTCTATACGGCTATTCCAGAAAGCGGAGCAGCCACCCGCGGGGTCCTTTTCGGCGGTAACGCGGATTACGGTGCGAGTGCCGGTTTTGCGAACGCGTATACGCGCGGCGCGCCCGCGAATACGAATGCGTACATCGGCTCCCGGCTTTGCTTTATACCCGTAACGGAATAACGCAGCCCGCAGCACGAAAAACACGTTTACACGGCCGCCGGGGCCGCGCCACGAAAATCGGCCCGGCGGCTTTTTTAGAACTGAAACTTTATATTTCAAAGCAATATGTACGGAAACGAGCAACAGGATGACGGAAGCCTGGCTTTCTTGCAGATAGCACCGGACCCGAATAACAAGCACTTCAACTGCGACGAAACGACGCAGCAAAAGCTGGTAAATACTTCCTTCTGGGTCCTTGACTTCATGGAAGTAACTACCAAATTCGGGGAAGGAAGATACCTGGTAAAGATTAAGCCTGAGCGGGACGCACCCGAGAACAAAGCCCAGAAGTTTTTTACCAATTCGCGGGAGATAAAGTGGATCCTGGACAGAATCCGGGAACGCAACGCTTTCCCGCGCAAGGTAACGCTGCGGGCATCCGGAACGCGCTATTACTTTGAATAGCTTTTTAGGCTGTTTGTCCTTGCGGGGTCCTTTTCGGCGGTAACGCGAATAACGGTGCGAATGCCGGTTTTGCGAACGCGAATACGAACAACGCGCCCACGAATACGAATGCGAACATCGGCTCCCGGAATTGCAACACATTAAAATAACTATTTGGCTGGAGGGCGAGAGAGAGACAGGAAGGGAAGCCCAAAAGCCGGGGACAAAGGCCATGCCACTCGGCAAAAAATAACTTTTTCATAAACAGGGGTGCTGGTAGGAGGACACCGGCGACGGCGGCCACCGAACGCTCCCCAAAGTGAAGCAAAGCGGCGACGTGAAACGCTATAATAACCTTTTCGAGAAGGTCTGCGACCTTGACAACCTACGCCTGGCGGAGAAAAACGCCAGGAAGGGGAAATCGGACCACCCAGACGTCCAGCTATTCGATAAGGACCCCGAAGGCAATCTTATACGCCTCCGGGAAGCTTTGCTTAACGGGACTTTCCAAACGAGCCCCTATCAGATTTTTAAGATACGGGAACCAAAGGAACGTATTATTTCCAAGCTTCCGCATTACCCGGACCACATAGTCCACCACGCCATCATCCAGGTGGTGGGCCCCATTTGGGAAAAGACATTTACGGCGGACACCTACTGCTGCATCAAGGGGCGCGGAATACACGCCTGCGCGAAGAACTTGCAGAAGGTTCTGAAGGAGGACCCGGAAGGGACCACCCACTGCCTGAAATTGGATATCCGGCACTTTTACCCGGAGATGGCACACGCCATCATGAAACGGGAAATACGGCGGAAGATAAAGGACCGCCGCCTGCTTGCGCTGCTTGACAGCATAATCGACAGCACAGACCTCCCGCCGCAGATTATAACCAACAAAAACGGGAAGCCGGAAGCAGAGGTTACGCCCGGGAAGGGTATCCCGATCGGGAACTATTTGTCCCCGTTCTTTGCTAATATTTACCTTTCGGGCTTCGACCACTGGATCAAGGAACAGAAACACGTAAAATATTATTTCCGATACGCCGACGATATAGTCATCCTTTCGGACAGCAAAGCATTTTTACACGTCCTTCTGCGGGATATTCAGCAATACATGGCCGGGCTGCAGCTTGAAGTAAAGCACAACTGGCAGGTGTTCCCCGTTGAAGCGCGCGGAATTGACTTCTTAGGCTACGTATTTTTTCATGGTTACACGCTTATGCGCAAGGGCATCAAAAAGAACCTTTGCCGCCGCGTTGCGAAACTTCGCAAACGCCGCGACCTTTCGGAAAAGGCCTTCAAGCTTGCGACCAGCTCATGGTGGGGATGGGCGAAATATTGCGATAGCCGTCACTTGTTAAACAAATTAAACATTTTCCAAACCTATGCACACAAACAGCAACCAGCGGCCGCCTAAAGTATTGAACCTCGGAAACGGCCGTTACCATTACAATTTTAACATCACCGAGGGAACCAGGACGGAGGAAGGGCCCGACGGCCAGACCGTAACCCGGCCCACCTTCGACTGCGAGACCGTAGAGATCGCGGGAACGCCGGACTACAAAAAGGCCGTGGAAGCCCGCATCCGAGACAAGTACAGCGAGAGCAAGGAGCTGGACCTGATTAACAGCTACAACGCCGCCGCCCTGGGCCTTGACCCGGACACCGACGGCGAAGCCGTAGCGAAATACACCGCCTTCCTGCGCGATGTTCAGGAAATCAAGGCGGAAGTGGCCCAGGACTTCGACAAATAGGAGGGCCGCCGCTATGCTTGTAGAGATTTTCCCCACCGTCATACTGCAGGCGGTTATTATTCTTATTATCTACATTCTGGTCGCCCTTTCCATCTTCCTGGACCTTTGGGCAGGAGTCAGGAAGGCGAAGGCCCGGGGAGAGTTTACCAGCTCCACCGGCTTCCGCAAGACCGTAGACAAATTTTGCAGGTACTACAACATGCTGCTGGCTATTACCGTAATAGACCTTTTGCAGATGGTTATCCTGGGCCTGCTTAACCACGTTTACGGCTACCGTATTCCGGTCGTCCCGATATTTACAGCGGGCGGGGCGTTCTTTATTTGCTGGATTGAGATAAAATCCATCTTTGAAAAGAACGAGGACAAAGAGCGGGCGAAGATACAGGCGGCAGCAGCAGACCTCCGGCGACTTATGCAGGAGGACGGAGCCCGGGACATTCTGGCGGCAGCGCTTGCGCTGGTTCAGGAGTCCAGACCGGCCGGGAAGGCAGCAGCCGAGGACGAACCGGCCCCAACCGGCGGGGCGCAAATACCCTAATTCGAGATGGCAGATGTAAACAAAATTATTCCGTTCATACTTCGCTGGGAAGCGGGCCTTTCCAGCAAGTATGCGGGCCTGCCCGTAAAGGAGCAGTTCGAGAAAGCGAAGCTTAAGGGCTACGCAAATGACCCGGACGACCTGGGCGGGCACACGCAATGCGGCGTCACCCTTGCGACCTTTACGAGCTACCGGAAGAAAAAGGGCCTTCCAGCCCCGACCGTCCGCGAGCTTGTAAACATTTCCTTTGAAGAATGGCGCGACATCCTAAAGACCATTTTCTGGGACCGTTGGAAGGCGGACCAGATACAGAACCAGTCCCTGGCGCTTTTGCTTGTAGACTGGGTGTGGGGTTCAGGGCTTTACGGGGTTACGAAAGCGCAGGCCGCCCTCGGCGTTAAGGTTGATGGGATTGTGGGGCCCAAGACCTTAGCAGCCGTGAACGGCGGCGACACCCGCGCCACCTTCCAGAAGATCCACGCAGCCCGAAAGGCCTACTTCGAGAGCATCTGCAGGAGCCGCCCGGCAAACCGCAAATTCTTGAAAGGCTGGCTTAACCGGCTGAACGCGATCACCTACGCGGAGGAATAGCAATGACACGCGCCGCAAACCTTATATTCTTGCTTTGCGCCCTGGCGCTGGCCATATCTTGCGGGACCGCCCGGAAGGTTCAGACCAGCGCCCGGGAGCGGGCGGAATGGGACCGCAGGCTGGAAGCCGCCGTCCAGGAGCAAATCCGGGTGCAGCTTGACAGCTTCCGCCACGACTTGACGGAAATCACCTGGACCCGCCGGGAATACTACGAGCCGACACCGGACACGACCGGCGCGGCCAAAGAACCGGGGACCCCGGGACCGCTTAAGAGCGAGGAGACACTGAGCATCCGAAAGGAGACCCAGAGCCAGACGCAGGCGGCCACGGAGGAACGCCGGGACAGCACGGCCGTAGAGACGGACTCCGGCAAAATTGACGTGACGACCGAAACCAAAGAGGAACCCGCGAAGGACCCGCAGCGCTTCCGCTACATTTTTTATATCATAGTGGCGGTGGCCGTTATAGGCCTGGCGCTGTTCTTATACTTCAAGCTTAAGGGCGGCGGGATCCTTTCCAGAATAACATCCTTTTTCCGAAGGTTGTAATTTGCCTAATTCTTGACAGGCCGGGCCGGGCGCGACGCTCCGCCCGGTTTTATTTTTGCGAGCGCAGGAATACAAAAAGCGCCCGTTTTACGCCTTTTTCGGGTCGCAAAACGGGTCGCAAATTCATAAAACGCTGATTTTCAGCGCTGGTCTGTGGAGGTAGTCGGA